TTATTTTGAACCTATGAATCGCCGCGCCAAATTTATGAGCGGCGCACGAAAAATATAACCACACGCGGCGATGAACAATGCGAATAACCACGGCGCGGATTTGATGCACGTTTTTTGCCAAAAGGTCAATTCGCGTTCGACCTCGACCGGGACAGGCACCGGCACCGGCTTTTCAATCTCCCGGATGCGTTCGGCGTTCGTTTCGGTTTTCTCAATGGGTCGGTCGAATGGCACGTCAATCGTTCCTGGTTTGTTGAGCAACGAATGAAATAACGTGCCATCCGGATTGATTCGCGCCGATGACATCGCCAAATCGGTTTCAAGGAACGATATTGAATCGTTGGTCGTTCGTTCGGCGGTTTGCGCCGGAATCTCAACCGGGATGGTATCGTGTACGAACACGGTAACGGTTTTTGTTTCGACACGCACGGAATCGTGGTCGGTCAGCGTTACGACCGGCGGCGTTGTGGTGGGTGGTCGTGTGGTGCGGCACGCGGTCGCAAATATTGCAATCACGGCGCACATGATGATGAATCGGATGTGTTTCATTTTGATGATAATGTTTGGATGTATTCTTTGATTGCGGCGATGTGCAGGTCTGCGATTGTTTTTTTGCCGGAGTCCGACAAAAGATAATCGACTTCCGAATGATTGGTCATAAACAAATTCTCCGTCAACACAGCCGGGCAATTGGTATCACGCACGATTGCATAATTGCCAACCCAATATTTGCACGCCGGAACCGCACGGTTGCCGCGCAATCCGGCACGGTCGGCGTGTTCCCATAATATCCGGGCGAACGTTTTTGAATTGCTTGATGCGTTCGGTGCGACAAATGCCGAAAATCCGGATGCCTTATCGTTCCATCCGGTGCCGGGGGCGGCGTTGTTGTGTACCGAAATCAGCACGCAATTTTTTGCACCATATTGACGGCATATCGCATTGACACGCGATGTGCGAGTTGGCAACACGATGTCTTTTGTTTCGGGCGTGATGATGTGAACCATTACGCCGGGAATCCCGGCGGCAGCATCCGCAATTCGTTTCACCATATCACGCGCCCAATAATATTCGAGCAGTCGTTTGTCCGGCGAACATTTACCGCCGGTTAAAGGTGGGTCTCCGTGACCTCCATCGAGTAATAAATGAATAATCATGTCGTTTGGGTGATTTCGAGGGTTGTTTGTTGTCGTTCTTTTTGTTCATTGGCATAATTGGCGATGCGTTCAATCAAATCGTGCGCATCCTTATCGGTGGCGCAATCGACAATTGATTTCAATATCATCGGCAATTCGGTTGTGTGGGATTTTCGGCGTTTGGCGTGTTCAAACATCGATTTGATTTCGATGATGATTAACCCGGTACCGAATAACACCGCCACAAATGGCATGAAATAAAATGAAAAAATCATACCGATGCAATCGATAAGGAAACCGATGATGATGAATCGCCAATATTCGCTCATTTTGGCGATGGTAACGCGCAATTTGTGGGAATGTACGCGTTCTTTGGTGATTTTGGCGGTATGTACGCCATCCCACAAATCAAGCATAATAGCGATAATCACCAACAATGAAATCGCCAAAAACACACCCATAAAGAGCGTTATTTTGCTGAGGTTGATTATTTCCCACATACGGCAATCCGGGTTAAACGTCCGAGGGCAACACCGGCGATGGTCAACACGAAATCGACCCAATCCCATTTACCGCCCCATAATTTATCTTTTAATTCGAGCGCGGCGGCAACTCCGGTTCCGGCGTAAGCCGCGCAATAATTATCATCGGCACCGAATCCGATGATGTAGCCGCCGCCGATGTGCTTCCATCGGTTGCTTGCAAGAATCCACGTCCAAATTTTTTTCATGCGAAATGTGATTTGATTTTGCGCAAAGTTAATAAAAAAGTATCTAATAGGTACTATGTTTGTGCGGAATTATTGTGCGTTATATTCCCAACCGCTTGAATTGAAAATCAAAAAATTCACATATCCATCACAAACTGAATTTCCCGCACTTGTGAAAACGTGGAATTGAACTCCGGTGTCATCAGTACCATCGCCCCTGCACGCGGTTATTTTATCGCCATTCGACATACGCCAACCAGTCATCATTACAAAATAATGACCGATAGGTGAAATCATCTTGCCGTCTTTGCGTTTAATTAGGTAATGTCCGGCAGAAATTCTTGATATGTCATATACGTTCGATACGCTTTCTCCATTCCAACAAGTGCCGGAAATTTGAGGATTTTCTTTCCCATATATTGTGCCCATCGCAATAAGTTGGGGGTATCGACCGCATTCAGTTTTGTTACGGAAATTTTCAAGACCGAAACGATTGGTAATAGTCCACATTGCGGCAATTTCACCGGACGTTCGTGGCGGAAGTCGAAAGCAAGTTACTTCGATTGTTTCCTGCGGTGCGATTTCGGCGGTAATTGACCTTGTGACATCGGTGACATTTCCATTGATGTAAAACTCTGCCAAATGGACTATTACAGATTTCCCTCCGAAAGGATTGTTATTATACAACCTAACGACTTTGCCGATATCTTCTTTCTCATAACCCATTGTAATATTTCGCACATCATCGCTGGGCTTCAGATAAAAAAGATTTGCATCAGAATAATTACCGGTATAGTTTGATGACAATTGCATTGTTCCGGTTAATCGTACATCGCCATTGATTCCGTCAAGCCAAACATTGCCATTTTGAGATTCAAGTCGATTATTCTTGAATATCCACCCTCCGAGATTTGCATTTTCGGAAAGTAAAAATTTCAATCGCAAAGCTTTATCTCCTTGTGAATTGTAATCGAATGAATCACCTAACACAAAGGCACTTTTTGCAAGGTCAAGAAAACTTTTCCCATCCGAGCAAACTATGCGGTCGGTTGTCATTCGACCGGGCAGAATTTCCGTGAATCCGTACAACGTTGCAAACGAACGTTCGCCGTTGTATTCCGAATTGAGGACACCAACCAACAAATGAAATGTGCCGGAATTTTCATCTATTTTGTGCGATGTTTCCAACAATAACCATGTGCCGGGGGTGTTGCATATATTCGCGCCGAGCGATTCGTTGAACGTGAATCCGGTGCGGTTCACCACGGCATAAAGATAATATTTGGCACCCGATTTCGGGGTCAAATTCATCTTCGGCATCTGCCAAGTGTAATAATCGACCATTTCACGATTTGCGGTGATGGAGTTCACACCGATTGTCATGTGTCGCAAATATCCGGTTGGTGCCGTCAGTGCGTTGTCGGCAAATTTTATGCCCCAATCGCCCGAACCGATGGTTGCGATGGTTTTACCCATAAGAAATTGCAACGATTCATCGCCGACCAACATTGCCATCGTTTGAATTGCAACCGGGGAAATCGCGGAGTTGAAATTTTCGAGTTGCGCATCTTCGAGCATCCCGATTGTTTCGAGGGCATCGCGGAACCGGCGTTTTGTGTAACGGATGATTGATTTTTTGGTGTCATCAATCACAACCTCCGTGTTGTCGATTTGACGCAACGAATTTGACACAGAACCGGGGGATGCGATTGCGTTCGACAATTCGATTGTCGGCGCGTATGGTTTGGTTAAATAATCCTTGATGCCGACAATGCGAATCGCGGTGCCATTCGGTGCAAATTGATTGTCGGTGAACCACACATAACCGCCGACAACGATTTTGCCGCCGATTTGCTCCCAATTTCGTTTAGCCCACATCGATTGCATTTCGCCGGTGAACGTGAATTTTTGTTCCTCGCAATCATACAATTTGCGTGCAGCTTCGCGCATCATATCCCACGATGCCCCGGATTTATCATCATTGTTGCAAATGTATTCCGGCGGCAATTGGATGCCGAACACGGCGTAAGTATCGCCATCCGCACCGAATTTAGGTTTGAATGTGTCGTTAGGCATCGTTATGCCATCAATTTCTTGCGGCACAATCTCGAATCGGCGTGCCGGTTTGCCGTTGACGGAATCGTGATAATATTTCACCTCAAATTCGCGGTCGTTGCCGGACAACATACCGGTTTGGAAAATCACGGTCATCGTTTCCCCGGCAATGAGATACGAATTGAAATCGAGGTTTGCCGGAATGGTATCATCAACAAAATCATAATAATTCTTTGCCGGGTCAGTAGCAATCAGATTGGTGCATTTGCCAACGCGTGAGGGGTATATTTCCGAACAATCGAGGGAATCTTCCTTTGTGGCGGTGGATATTTGGTCGATGCGCTCGATGTAATATCCGTGTGCATCTGAACGATATGTGCGCCCCTCATAGTCAATTTCTTGACCCAACGGCAACAACAATTCACCCGGTTTGTCATTCAAACCGAGCAAATCGCCGTATGTCGAGCGGTCGATGTTCCGGTCGGTGCCTTGCACATACAATCGTTTGACCGGTTCGCCGCCAACCTCCGATGTACGACCGACACCGGGAACAAAACCATTGCCTCGACCATACGACAACGGCAACGGTTCATCGCCGTTGTATTCCACCTTGCGCAGATGGATGTAACAATCGGGGGTGATTTCATATTCGGTTTCAAACGCGGTGGCAATGTCGGCGAGGGCGGCATCGAGATAGGTGTGATTAAATTCGACCGTTTTTTCGGATGATTCAAGACACGTTCCGACTTTCCATTTGTCGGCACCCTCGCGTTCATTGAGGTTTTTTACAATTTCCTCGATGAACTCATGCGGTTTGGCGCACATCGACCATTTCAAACGACCATCGACCGAATTACGCATTTTGTAATCGCCGAGGTTGGCATCATCGGCAGATAATGTCATCGAATATTCGATGTTTTTTTCGCCTTGTTTCTTGATGTCCTCCGGACGTTTGACGTAATAGGTTTGACCATCATACACGACCGATGAGCCGACCGGAAATTCAAAGAAAAACGGCAAGGCGAATTTAAGCACCAATTGGCGTGCCTGCATCAATGCCCGGTAACGATACGATGAATCATCCGGTTGTACGGCGATGGTTACGCGTGTGTAATACATCGGCGGCAACGAACGTTCCTCGACCGTTCCGACCGGGCGCAGAAACGGTACGCGCATGACCGTCACATATTCTCGCCATTGTTCGGGAATACACGACAGGTCAAACGCGGCGCGTTGTGTGAATGTGATGTTTAACATGATGTGATGAGTTGTTCGTAATCAATGGAATCTTTTTCGTTCCATCCCTCTTGCAATGCGGTATGGATGAAATCGAATGATTTGAGGATGAAATCGGTGAACGGTTCGATTTTGGTGAACGTATGATAAACAACATTGCCATCGGCATCTTCGCCAAGTTTGAATTTTATCGGCAATGTCGCACCATTGGTTTGCAACGTGATGTCATACGCCGCTTTGTAGTTGCGTTGGTTTTCCTCCGACAACCACACCGGTTTACCATTCCACACGAACCCGGTGAGGATTTTGTTTTCGGTGGCATCGTTGATGAGGGTTTCGATGTCGGCGCGGAGTTCGGCAACATCCGGTTTGTGGTCGTAATATCGGCGCATGGTGTAACCGTTGCCGTCTGCGTCCACCCCATAACCGAAAATGAGCAGATATTTTTTGTTCGGGGTGATGCAAACGAGTTCATCGTGACGTTCGGTTGCACCGTTGCATTGGAAAAATTCGGTTTTCATTGTTCCGGGTGTTTGAAGGTTGATGTTTGGGATTATGTGAAAAAATATCGGAATCCACGACCATTCTCGAATGATTCCGAACGGATGGTTGTTGTGAATGGGAACAACTCCGTGATTGGGTTATCGGGATGGGTGGCGTTGTGTTCCTTGATGGATTCGTTGCGTTGACGCACGGTTTCCAACGCGGCTTTCATTTCCTCGCTGTTGGTGAAAAATTTACACACCTCACCGGAACGAGGGTCGCGGATGGAAACGAGGTAACGTTTATCTCCGTGAGCGGTTTTGATGTCGTTCTCGAAATCAAACACTTCGATTTCATTGTTCACGATTGACGCGATGCGAATCAACTTGCCGTGGAATCGCTTTTTGCCGTCAGCCGGGGTGTACTGAACCCCAAGGTCTGAAAATTTAATCATTTCGGATTTTGTTAGATATTTTGTTAATAATTTCCGCGTGTCGGCGTGCTTCGCCATCCCATATAATGCCGCAATCAGTTTGACGCGGCGTTTCCTGGATTTGACTTGCGCCAATTGTTTGCACAAATGACGTTTCACACGTTTTCGCAATAATGTGTGGGTTGGGCGAATGACATAACCGAGGAAATCAATCCCGGTGTCAATCGGGAACACACGTTCATTGGGTTTGATTGTTTGTCCGATTGCGTTGATGCGTTCGTGAATGATATTCCGGATGCGCCATAATTCACGTTTGGATTCACCCAAAACGAGGATGTCATCACAATATCGGTAATAGAATTTCACACCGATTTCATCTTTGATGTAATGGTCGAGGTAAACCGATAACAACAAATTTCCGACACCTTGCGATGTGCGCAAACCGATTGAAATGCCGATGCCGCCGGGCATCAACCGCACGAATTGTTCGAGGATGTTGATTAACCGCGCGTCTTTGAAAACGTGGCAGATTGCCGCCATTACGAAATCTTGATGCACCGTGTCATAAAATTTGCGCACATCCCCTTTATACGCAAATTCGAGTTCGGGATGTTCGGCAATATCGCGTTCGATGTACGCTTTCAAATCGTGCATACCGCGATTTTTGATTGATGCCGAAGTTGTACGAATGAACCGCCGATGCAGGTGTTTGTCAACCACGGTCATCACGGCGTTAACCTTGATTCGGTCTTTCATGTTGAAAACTTGAATCCGGCGGTGTTTGCCACATTCAAAAATGACCTTTTCGTGATAACCATCCAACGTGACGTGACCCGATTCGATTTCCCGGCGCACTTCAAGCAAAAATTCGCGCCGGTGTTCGATGAGCCATTTGCCCTCTTTCAACGATTTTCGCAACGTTCCGCACACGACCGAATCGAATGATGCTTCGAGGTTGCTCCATTCAACGATTTCTTCAATTATGTGTCCGTCACGTTTCATTCGTAATCATTTTTTTGTCGTTCGCCGTGTCATTGGCGAGCCTTCAGTTCTCCGGGGTCTATGATGTTCGATGCGCGTTGCCGCGCCCTACCAATCACTACCCCAATTTTAATTTTTCAATTTTCCGGGATTCCGGGTTTGTTGGGGTTCGGGTCACTCGTCCACGGCTATCCGGTTGCCCGAACCGGTATGTCGTTGGGGCGATATGTTTTTTGTTTTCATTTGACTGTTTGCGAGGCGCGCCGCGTTATTCGAGTTCGCGTTCGATGATGCGTTGTTCGCGTTCGCATACGCGAGACCGCCATTGGCGTTGGCGTTGTTGTTCGACCGACCAACCACACGGCACGTTGTGACCTTATACCTTTTTTCATTTCTTTTTTGATGTTTTATTTTATGCCATCGGGGGCGATGGTGAACGTGTCGGGATTGCCGACACGTTCACGCGCTTTCGCCGCCGAACGCTTCACGAGGAATCGGGATTTTTCATCGGAACGCTCATCGCTTAATCGTTTAACCCTTTGACGCTTATACGCCCCCTGAAGGCGAGGCGCGCCGCGTCACCCGAGCTCGCGTACGATGATGCGCCGCCCGCGTTCGCATACGCGAGACCGCCACTGGCGCTGGCGCTGCTGCTCGACCGACCAACCACACGGCACCGGGTGGCAGAATAATAATTACCATCGCAATAATTCTGCGCCCATTTTGAGTTGTCGGTTGTGGTTTTCGATGCGATGACATCGGCGAAACGTCCGTGTTTGGTGCGTCCGATACAATAACCGGATGTTGTCACGCCTTGCACGACACGTTCGGTTTTTGTGATGGGGTCGTAGATGTGCCATTTGGCATCGATGGGGTCGTTGGCAGTTTCAACGCCGTGGTTTTTAAGGTATGATTCCCACGAAACCACATTGACCGCAACGTTATCCATCACTTCCCATGTGCAGCCGAAAAACGATTCAAAACCGAGGCATTTGTTGCCGTTGTTGGATGCCGTGCGTTGCGAATCCGCATTGCCGATGGTGTCCATATATCCGGTTGTGCCGCCGGGACCTTTGCCATATCCGCACACAAGTTGCGCATCGCGTGTTCCGGTCATTGAATACCACAACAACGCCATGAGTTTTGACATTTCGTAGTCAAACAACTGATAACCGGCACCACGGCGCATTGCAAGATTTTGACGGTCTTTGTTTGAATAATTCAAACCGTTCACCGGGGTATTGCGAACGCGCCCATCGGCATCATACATCCATTCGGTTGAGGTGGAATGGGTATTGTTGCCGCAACGAACGGTCGCGCCGGAAATCGAACGGATGCGCATCAACGCATCGACCGACATTTGATAGACACCGCCGAGCCACGCATCATTGTGAACCCAATCCGGTTCAATCGCTTCGATTTCGGATGAATCCACGGCGATTGCTTCCAATTGGTTATTGTCGGCTTTTGATGAAAAATAGAATTTCACAGCGTTTTCGGGAACATCGATGAAACAATATTCACCATCAACGAAATCGGAATTGGCAACCGCGAGGTTGAATTTCTTGATGATTATGCCGTTCGCATCGAGGAACACCGAACCGGTTGCCGATGAGTTCATCGCAGGCCATCGCACTTGTTTCATACCGTTCACATCGATTGCATACACGTTGCAATTCGGCGTTTCGGCAATCACTCCGGCGGTGTCGAGCGTGTCAACGCCCTCGTTCACATCCATCGTTTGCACGGTGCGTGATGTGTGGGTGATGATGTCGGCAAGGCGTTTGCGGATGATACGGCGTGCGGTCGAAATGGGTTCGTTCGCAACGGATGACCAAAAGAGATATTTCTTGTGGTTTTTGAAATCGTTAACGCCTTTATACCACAAATCCGGGCAACGCATCATCACATCGAATCCGTTGTCGAGTTGGTCGGAATAATCGAAATCCGTGCCGTCATACAATTGGCGGTAATTGGTTTCGCTGATACGTTCGCCTTCCCAAACGCCGGTGTCGGTGTTCAATTTGCCTTTCACCGGAACGAGCAACGAACGGATGCGCGTAATATGTCCGCTTGGCACATACGCATCGCCGGTGGTGCCGTTGTCGAGGTTTGTGATGTTCGCCGGGTCATTGTTGGCATCATCGAACACAACGCCGGTGTATTGCGCGTTGTGAATGGTCAAACCGACATCGGAACGTTTGAAATACGATTGCAATGCGGCGAGGTCGGCATCGGGAATCAATTTTGTGAGAATCCACGAACCGGTGATGCCATCACATCCGTTGTCGAGGTCGGAACCGATACCTTTGACACCCGATTGCATCATTTTCGTTAGGATGGTTTCGGGCGCATTGACTTCGAGGTCGGTGATGCCGATTTCGGTCAGCGATGCACCGCCGTTCACGACATCCGACAGCATTTTGAACGTGTCGATTTTGGCACATCCCGAAATTTGCAGACGTTTCACATTGGCGAATCCGGCGATTGTCAAACCGTCCGAATCGGTGCCGTATGTGAGGTTCGGCAGATTCACGAACGAAAGTTCGGTCATCGTGTTCGGCAAATCGAGCGTATCGAGGGGCGATGTTTGCGCCGGGGTAAACGATTGCAGACGCGAACCGCTTGCCAATACCGATTTCAATCGGGGGCAATATCCGGCGTTGATGGTGGCAATCGGGAAATTGCGCACGTCCAATTCTTCGAGGAACGGCAATTGACCGAGGTTCAACGTTGCGAGTTCATCGCCGATTTTCGTTGCCGGGGTATGATTGGCACCACCGATGACAAGACGGCGCAACAACGTGAGTTCGGAAATATCCCAACCTTGTTGTTTGGGCGTTGCGTTGCGGATGTCGAGTTCACCGATACGGTCGGCACCGAACAAATACAACATTACGCCCGAACCGGTGTTTGTGTTGCCCGAATGGAGCGTTGCGGATTCTCCGGCGTGCAGATACACCGATTCACGCGCTTCGTTCGCACGGTCAACGCCAAGTCCGAAATAACCGTCTTTTTCGGCGGTGATGGTGATGCTCATATTTGTTCCGGTGCAACGCATTTGTGCAACGGATGAATACAAATCGCCGCATTGATAGAATCCATCGCGGAAACGGAATCGGGTTTGCACGAAATCTTGCAGACGTTGAATCGACAATCCGTGCAACGCGAAAAAGTAATTTGCCGATGGTTTCGAGGCTTCGATGTATTTGCGGATGCCATCGTAGGATGAAACGAGCTTAGGCCACAATTGCAGACGGTCAGTTATCCAATATTTTTCGATGCCTTGCGGCGAGAATGGGCGCAATCCGGATGAACGCACCTCGACTTCACGCATCGCTTTGGCGATTGCCGCAACGGTGGTGGTTTTGGTGGTGTCGTTGATGTCATCCGCGCCGGTGTAATCGGTCAACCAAATATAATCGGCGGCGGCAAGTTGCGTGAACAACACCGAATCGTGTCCTTGATAATAACCGTTCGGGTCGTTGTTCGGGTCGAGTTCTGCCGGGATGGTCAAACCGCAGTCGTTATCCGAACCGAGGATTGTATCACCGTCATACAAATGGTTGAGGTACATTCGCATATTGCCATCGGGTTCAAGATAGAATCCGACCATCATATTTTTTGAACGTTGGTCAACGGCGGCGATGTAATCGGTGAACACATGGTAGCAAATCATCGAATGAACGTTTGCCATTTTGTGCAGTTCACGTTTGAATTTCATCAAACGGTTTGCCGGGGTGCCGGACACGCTCGAACCATCAATCGTGATGTTGCCATCGGCGGCTGTGTTGTGCTGGTTACATTGTTCACACCATTGCAACCAACGGAATAATTGATAAGGCACTTTGCGTCCATCCTCATACGCTTGGTTGAGGTCATCGTTATCGGGGTAACGGCTTTCAAAATATGTCAACCACACCGGCACGCCCTTTTCATCGCGTTTGAGCATATCATCGAGGGATGATACGCCTTGGAACCAGTCCATCGCGTTGTAAGCACGCAATTCGTAGTTTTCGACCGGATTCACGACATCGCCGGTGATGCGCCAACGACCGCCGGTGAATGTCATTGTGCCGGTGGTTTCAACCCATGCGTTGTTTTGATAGCGGAACACTTTATGACCTGCACCGCAAAATTCCGACAACACATAGATTTCGTTGACATCCCACGCCGATTTGTCGAGGGATGCGGCAAAATCCGCTAACGATTGGTCGCGTCCGGCGATGAGTTCCACGAAATCGCCGTAATTCAAACAATCGGCGTTATATCCGGGGATGTCCTCGAACCCAAACACGGCGGCATCGCCTTTGTCGTGGTTGTAATTGCCTTTCGCGTGGAAATAGGCGTTTGTGGGTGATGTCGCATCCGGCGAATTGATGTCGGTGCGGAACAATGCGCACGGAATCGATGAAATACACGGATTCAGTTCATAAGACCCGGTGTAATACACCTGCGCCGGGGTCATGTAAGAGTTGCCGAGGGCGCGTGTGAGGTCGTTGTAAAGATTGGTCGATGCGCCATTGTTTGCACCGCCCGATTCCGAATAATCGACCTTGACACAGAACACGCTTGTTGGTGTTGTGCCGGGTACGATTTGGATTTTCTTTTGTTCACACAACGCGGCAAGTTCATCGTATTCGGCGATGTGTTCCGGATAATTGGCGAGAATATAATCGCGGTCGTACATCATGCGCACGCGCCCAGCTTTGTTCGTTTTGCCTTTCTTGTTTTTGATGGGGCGCATCGATGATGTTGTTCCCTGGTTGGTGGTCGGCATATCCTCGACCACGATGTTACGCCATTCGGCACCGGGGAAATAATAATACCAATCGAGCGTGCGTGCGGTTTTTTTATCACCGTCCAACCCCTCAAGATATTCGGGGTAATTGTCTGCCACATCTTCGGTATTGCGCGATTTGCACATCACCAAACATGGGATGCCCTTTTCGAGCAACGCCGACATTTGAGGAATGTTTCGAGCCGGTCTGCCCTCTGCGGTTTGCGATGCCATTACCTGATTGAAATTAAATTCGGTAATCATGGAATCGGTGTCGGCAAGTTTCAACAGATAGTTGTTGAACGATTGTTCAAACGTGTAATACGTTTCCCATTTGCGGATGTTGTAAAGGTACAAATCGCCGTGGGTGCCGTCAAACGTGATGGGCGTTGCGTGACGTGACAACGAACCGGTTTCGTAGAACGATGTGCCGATAAGTTCGCCATCAAAATACATTTTCACAACGCCGATGCCGCCGTATGGGGCAACGCTTGTCGGTTCGATGACAATTGCGACATCGGTCAGCGTGTCATCTTTCAACGCCGATGTGATGGTGTGTTCAACGGTCGCGCAATTGTCGGTGGTGAACACGACATTTTTTCCGGTCACGAAAAATCCTAAACCATTGGCGATGCACGAAATCAATCGGGCATCATCATCGGCAACGTGTTTCGTGCGGATGCGGAATTGTATTGCAAGACCGTTCGTTTCGATTGCCGCAACGTTGAATGGGGTGTCGTTCAACGTGCCGGTCACGTTTTCGGCGATACGCAACGCCATGATGCCGGTGTCTTGGTCGGTGTTGTATTCTTCCTTGCCGAATGAATCTTTGATGAATCCGTTGGTCGAATAATTGGCACCGGTCAATGTCAGTTCAAAACCATTGTCACGAATGGTTTTGTCAGCATCGGCGTTTGAACGTCCGGTCATATCGATGTCATACATCAACTGCGCCGATACGGATTCGATGTTCAGCAATGACCCATTGACGCAGAATGATGCGGTTTCCGATTTAACGGTTGGGGATGCGGCAGATTCCACGGCGATGTTGATTGTTTCGGTGCCATCGGTCGCAACACCTTGCACGCGTTGTGTGTAGGTGTATGTTGTGCCGCGTGCGCATACGGTGGATTGTTTCACGATGCGTTCGCCGCCGATGGTTTGCACCACATTCACCGGAACATTGGAAATGGTCGGTGCGTATGCGGCGAAATCGATGTTGATGCTTTCGTATTGGCGCAGTTCGCCGGTTTCAGTTTCGGTGTACCAACGCGAAACAACAATCGGGGTCGTGTTGTCAGTGTTCACGACCATAACGGCAGTGTGCAGATAATTGCCGACAACGCCGGATGACACATCTTCACCGTGGATGCGCAACGGATAGGCACCATGTGTCAATTTGTAACCGCAACAATTCGAGGGGTTAATTGATACTTGGTGCGCAAACGTATCATTCACATTTGCGGTTCCGAGCGTGCGCCATGCGCCGTTGATGAATATTTCGATTGTGCAAACGATGCCTTTGTCGCTTGCGTTGTTGGGGAATCGATACATCGGTAACATCTTCGCCGTGGTCGCGCCCTCCGTGATAACGGTTGATGTTGTGTAATTCAACGTTTGTTCCGAACGAATGGTCACGTCAACGGCGGTCACGTTCACATTGCGCGATGCGGTGCGGTCGGCATCATCATAGGCGATGAATTTGAATCGGCGTGCGGTTGCGAGGGTGAAATAACGTGATACATCGAACGCGAAATCGAACGATTCTTTGTCAGCGGATGCCGCTTTGTTGAGTTTGAACGTTTCGAGCAATTCGTTTGTGTCGCGGTCGAGCAATTCCACACGTTCGATGATTCCGGATTCGTAATCGGTGCCGTTTTTCAGCGTGATTGCGCATCGGAACTCGATTGTGCCTCCGGCTTGACCATACAACGGCGATTCCTCCGGGGTGATTTCCATGATGACACCGGAACCGCCGCCGGTTCCGGTACCCACGGCGAATTGTTTTTGTTCGCCGATGATTTGTCCGGATTCATTTTCGAGGGCGAGTTTTACAACACCCTCCGTTTCGGTATCGATGTTGATTGCCGTTGGAATTTTGGCAAATGCGCCGCCGGTGCTGAACGCATCGGTGCCATCTTCAACCGGGGTGTCGGATGTTTTGACGGATGTCGCTTCACCCCCACCGCCGAACGGCACCCATAACGCCGCCTCACCGAAATTGCCAACGGTAGATTGAAATTGGCGTGTTTCAAATTTGTTTTCGCCCGATTGATAGGTGATAACCAATCCGGGTTTTGCGTAATCGATACCGGTTGCGCGTGAAACGCTTTGCAATGCGGCGATTGCATATTCGAGCGTGTAAAATTCCGCGCTTGTGCAAGCACCACACAACGCATCGATGTTGATGAGCGTTTCGGAACCGGCAGACATACCGGCGAGGTCAATCCAATTGTTTACGTTCTTGAACGCGGTGGCATCGTTGGTTGCGCCGATGAATTGATATGTTTTCCACGATTTATCGGCGATTGCGAATGTGATTTGCACACCAACGTTGTTGAATCCTTTTTCATACGCCTTTTCAATCGCGGTTTCGAGGGTGTAATAACCCATCGTGAGCGGTTCATCAACCGTCACGTTGTAAATGTTACCCACCGATGCCGAACCGCCGAATTTACGCCAATTCCCAACAACGGTGAATCCTCCGGGGTTGATGAATTGCCATGATTGCCAACCATCCGGGGCATTGAATGTGATAACCGTTCCGGCGGCGTTCATCATCGCAATGTCTTTGTGCGCATTGAGCAACACAAGGACTGCCGACAAATCTGCCGGGTTCGTGAGGTTCAACAACCGGGTTGCGTTGATGAACAATCGGGGCGCAATATATCCGGTTAATTCCGTGCGCGTGTCGGATGCCGTTTTCACGGCACCGGCGGCGGCGGTGTTCGCGGTTTCTGCCGTTGAAAGTGCCGATTTTGCCGTTGTGTTGGCGGTGGCGGCGAGCTGACCGGCGGCATTGGCGGTGGCGTTGGCATTATTCGCACCGGTGATTGCGGTGTTGGCGTTGTTGTTTGCGGTGGATGCCAACGCTTTGGCTTCATTGGCGGCTTTCACCGCATTTGCCGCCGCTGTTTGTGCATCGGTCGCAGGTTTTTTAACGCCGTCGAACAAATCGCCAAGAGGAATTTTCACGCCCTCATTTTCCCCATTGACACCGAGAGTATATAACCCATCGGTTGAGGTTGAGGTCGGCAATTCCGATAATCGTTTTCTTTGGTCTGCCATTTGCTGATGTTGTTAATCGTTGAAAAATAAAGTGATTTCGTTCGCTTTGTCGATGGTGAGATATTCGCCGCGTTCGTGGATGAGCAACGAAATGCCGCGTTTGGGTCGGATGCGAATCAATGTCGGTTCGCCGTTCACTTCGACCTCGACAAACGCGAAATCTTCGTGTGCCAGGAGCATATATTGTCCTACCGGGCGGTAATCAATGAATGTCAGCACGATTGAAAATTCACACCATACATGGTTGCGCCGGATGATGTCGAATTTCGACACGCTCATTGATTTGTAATAACATTGATATTCATTGCCGAGCGCGGAATAATAGAACCGGCGTTCGTTGGCATCGAGGATGACCGCGAACAACGCATTGTATCGCCGCCAAAATTCATCAATGCCATCGCAATTGATAAGGCATTTCAACGTGACATCCTTTGATTTGAATTTCACGGTCGAATCGGCGTATATCACGCCGCGCATATTTTTTGTTGATATTTTGAGGTTTTCACGAACGTTCGCCGCTTTGCGAATCGAATCATCGGTACCATCAAGGATGTACGCGCCGAATTGCGAAAAATCGATGCCGTCAACCTCATATCCCACTTGCCGGATGTCGGTTTTGCCGAGGGGGTAAAAATCCCCGGTCGGCATCACCGGGAAATCATCGGCGAATGTCAGGGTTAATTTGCCGAGTTTGATTTTCGATTTGAACGAACCGTTTTGGGTCATTCGCAACCGATATGTGCGGTTGATGTCGCGGAACTCAAACGTGTGGTATGCGCCGATTGACAATTCATCAAACAAATCTTCGGCATAACGAATATTGGTGATGCAGAATTGAATCTGCAACGTGCGCGTGTCGAGTTGCGGCGAATCAAGGTCAACCTCGATTCCGTCATCATCCAACCATTCGGTTGTGTCGATGGATGATGATTTGAACGCCGGGAATTGAATCACTTGCTTATAACCGCCCTGTTCAACGAATATTCCGTATTCGGTGAACGCATCGTGACCATCTATGAACAATCGATTCTTCATGCCATCACAATTGCATGGTCGTGTTTGTCGGCGTGGTACCGGCAACGTGCGCCCATTTCGATTTTTACGACTGAATATCCGGCGGCGTTGATGTCAGCGGACGCGCCGTGCATCAACACAACCGTATTTCCTTGCGTTTTGGCGTAGTTTAACCGTGCGGATGTGTTTCCTATCAGCCACACGCGTTTTGCGTCCGTGAGCACGATTTTTCGCGCATCTATGAACACGCCGTAACGTTCCGGGTGAAACGGTTTGAATTTCCGGAGCAAATCGATGCCGGGGAAATCGAACGATGTCATAAATTCAATGCCCTGCGGCGTGAACATCAAATCAATCAATTCGGGCAACGTTTCGGCACCGGAAAACATATCACACGCGGCGAGTTTTGCCGCAACATCATATTGCCCGGCACGTTCGCATCGTTGTTGCGCACGCAATTTTGCTTTGCGCCATTCGGCGTGTATTTGTTTTATAAGTCGTTCCATGTTCCGGATGTTAATTTTTGAGTTTGATTCCGCGTGTCGTGATGTCATCGAGCGTGTCATTGACCTTTTTCACGATTTTGCGTGTTTCCGTGACTTCATCGGCGGTGGTGCCGGTGTTTTCTTCGATGCCGGACAATTTATCAAGCATCGCGTTGGCGGTCGAGTTTAATTCGCCCATACCTTGCACCAATGTGTAGGTGTGTCCTTGTATCGTGGTCAATCGGGCGTTGTTTTCATCAACCGAATCTTGCGATGCGGTCGCAATGCCTTTTTGTGAAGCTTCGCGTGTTGAATCATCATCGAACCATTTGCCAAGCGAATTTGACAAACCCTCCCAAACGGCGTTAAATTCTGCGCCAACCTGGTTGATGTCGTTCGCCATGTTGTCAGCCGATTTTATCACGGCATCAATGCCGCGAAATTGACCATCGGTGCCGAACCATTGTTTGCGGTATTTGTCGAAAATTTCACCGATTTTAGGTTCGAGATATTGGGTGATTAGCATCCGTTTGATGATGTCGGCAACCAATTCGTTTGTTGATTTCGCCCACGCTTGCATTGCATCCTCACCGGCGGCGGCAGCCTCGAAAAACGCGTCACCCAATGTGGATGCAAGGTCTTCGGCGGTGGTGCCGATTATATCTTCAAGCATTTCGTTAATCAACGTTGCCATTTCTTCGGCGAGTTCGGCGAGTTGATTTTTGTAATCTTGAATTTTACCGGAATCCGATTTCTTTTTGGATGATTCCTCGTTTAATTGCCGTTGAACCAGCAATTGTTGTTCCGCGAGGTTTTCCAATTGTTTACGCGATTCATCATATTTTTTCGCACCGAGTGCTTTGTCGGCGGTATAATCGACCTGCGCCCAATAATCCGCGATTTTTTCAATCGTTTTGGCGTATATTTCAGCGGAATATTTGGCACGACCGAACCATTGCGCCCACATGGATGATTGCGCAGTGATGCCGTGCAACCGGAGAATTTCGGTTTGTGCATCCCGGTACGCTTCGCGCACTTTTTCAAGCGCATCAACCGTGTTGTTGCGTAACCGGACGGCATCGGCATTGTCGAGTTCCCATTGCAGTTGGTCAATACGTTCCTGCAATTTTTCGATTTCCTTTTGTTTTTGGTCATCATTGTTGAACAGGTTGGCGATTGCCGTTGCGATTTGCAATGCCGCCGAAATCACGGTCAAAATGATTGATGCCTTTTCCACGGTCGAAATCGAGGTCGCGGCGGCTTGCGATGCGGCTTGTGTGCCTTGCGAAACGCCGTCAACGGTTGTTTCGACACCTTTCGCAACGGATTTGCCGACATCACCGATTGCCCCGATTACATCGGCGGTGGCATCCATGATTTCATCAATAAATTCAAGCGATTTATCCATGCCATCGGCAACATCATCGCTGAACACACGCGCCAATTTCGATGCTTTGCCGCCGAGGTCGGTCACGACACTGCCGCACGATTTCAAATTCGTGGCAAATTGTTTGTATGATTTCGTGACCTTGTTTCGTGCAGTTACGACCTTTGCATCGGCGTTCCCGGCTTTTTCGGTCGATTTGTTCAATTTATCGCGTGCGGCGGTCAATTGATTTTCAGCATTGATAAGCCGTTCATCATCGGCGGCAATTTCGCCACGATTCAGCATTTCGCGCAATTCCGATTCAATCGCGAGTGCATCGTTATATTCGATTTGAGCATCGCGCAATTCGTTATTGGCGGTTGCCGCATCTTGCAACGCCGTTACCAATTCGGATTTTGAGGTTGATATGTCCTTGAATGATTTATGCAATGCCGTGAACGGATTGCGATTTGCGATTTCATTTTCAAGGTTGGTAATCGCTTCTTGCCAATCACGAATTTCGGTCACGGTCATTGATTCTTTCATTTCCTCAAATTTGCTTTTGACCTTATCGAGCGTAAATTGCAATGATTCGATTGATTGATTACCCAAATCACCAAACATCAAATCCCAATTGAACGTTTTTTTGAATTGTTCAATATCCATCGCAGACAATTCTTGTTGCATTTGTTTGCGTGCTTGCGCGGCATATTTTGCCGGAATCGTGGAAAGGTTCGCCTCCCATGATTCTTGCAACGATTGGCGTTTTTGGTAATAATCGCCGTATGCTTCGAGCCAATAATCTTCGGTTTCCTTTGCTTCCGCACGATTCATTTGACCCATGAGGGAATTATAATCGGAATCCGACACGGTGCCTCCGGCATGGTCTTTTTCCAATTGTTCGCGTTGTTCTTTGTATCGATTTTTGATTTCGGATATTTTGCGTTGTTCTTCGGTCGAAAAAACATCCGACAACGTGCGATACAACCCTGCGATGTATTTTGCGTTATCCTCATTTGTGCGGCGAACTTCGGATGCGGCGGCGGCATTTACGGCTGTAATTCGGGCGGTAAATTGACGTGCGACATCTTCCGGAATCGTCATGTTGATTTCGGCTAACTTAACCTCCAATGCTTTGCGTTCTTTTTCGATTGCGGCAATTTGGGATTGGCGGTCAATTTCGATTTGGCGCAATTTTTTCTTCAGTCCATCTTCCAAAACCTGCAATTCCAACGATTCGATTTTCAATGCGCCCTCGACACGGATTTGTTCGAGTTCACGCAATAATTCTTTGCGTTTTTTTGCGCGTTGTTTCGCTTCGTTTTCAACCGTTTTGTCGGATTTGGTTTCGATGCCATAACCTTGCAATGTTTTTTTTGCATTGTCGGCTTTTTCTTTGGCATCGGTATAATCTTTTGCGGAACCGGATTTTTTTGCCGCCGCCATCGCTTTGTTGGCATCGGCTAATTCTTTACGCGCTTCGGCAACCGCATCTTTATATGTTTTGGGCGTTTGCGCTTTGAGCGTTTCCAATTTTTCTTCGGCGGCGTTTAATTGGTCGAGATTCCAATTAAATTGCCATTGACATTTTATTTGGATGACCTTGTTCCACAATGTCGGATGCGCCTCGTATTCCTTTTGTGCGTCATTCAACGCTTTTTTGGCGGCATTGAATTTTTCCTGCAAATCCGAAACGATGGTTGTTTGTGTTTCAATACGCGTTTTGAGGGGGATGGATTCCTCAGCGGCTTGCGCACGCAACCGTTCCATCTCCTCGACTTGTTCACGATACCCATCAACGACACCTTGAATTTTGGGAATGGCATTTTTTAACAACCCCCAACTATGAACCGTGCGGATTAACGCATCCGATTCTTCATCGAGTTTGCCCCAATTACCATCGGCATCTTTCGCCGATTGCAACGCTTTTTCCCATTTTTGCAATTGTTCAATCGCGTTTTCATACGTTTTTTCGTTGGCGATTTCATTTAATTTTTTCGTGGTGTCAGCCAAATTTGCAACCGCCAATTCTTCTTTTGTATATTCATCCGTTAATTGCGGACACAATTTTTTTAATTCTTCATACGCTTTTACCTGGTCGTAATCGGTCGCGGTTTTCGATTGAACGGTCGCAATACATTCTTCGATTTTTTGACGTTCATCATCGAGCGATTTTTGAAATTCATCACGTTCCTCATTCAACCGTTCCTGCGCTTTTTCGGCATCAGTAGCGGAATCAGAATAAAGGTATAATGCCGCAATCAACCCGGCAATCGCGGCGGCAAGCAACACATAAGGATTCGCCCACGCGGTGATGTTGAACGCTTGTTGTGCGGCGGTCAACAATCCGAGTTCCTTGCGGAACATCATAATCAGTTGGATGTTTTCGGCAAGGGCGCGTGCTTTTTCGATGACAAACACAGCCATCAATGCGGCTTTATATGTGCCGTAGGCGGCGGCAATTGATAAAATCGCATCAAGGAATGGTTCGTAATTTTTGATTAAATCGGTGAGCAAATCCACGCCATCAACGAACACGGATTGTTGTTTTGAACCGATGTCGTTTAACATATCATCCCATGCGCCTTGCAAATTCGACAATGCGCCCTGGATGCCTTGTGATTGTTTTTCCAACATTCCATGAAATTGACCACCTTCGGCGGTTGCGGACATGAACGCGGCTTCGAGCATTGCGGTCGATATTTTGCCATCTTCCATGTCTTTTTTCAATTCCTTGAATGATTTTCCGGTGGTGCGTGCCATTTCGTTCAATGGGTTGAATCCGGCGTTTACCATTTGCAGAAAATCTTGACCGGCGAGTTTTCCGGCAGATGATGCTTGTGCAAATGCGAGGGTCAACGAATTGAATTTTTGTGCATCGCCCATTGATATGTCTCCAATGGCTTTCAATGTCGGCATCACTTTTTCGGCTTCGATTCCGAATCCAAGCAATGTTTGCGCACCGGATGCAAGCGCGTTCATGGTCATCGGCGTATTTACGGCAAATTCGCGGATTGAACCGAACATCGCATCGGCTTTATCTTTTGAACCGAGCAATGTTTCAAACGATATTTCAAGCGATTCAATTTCGCCGCGAACTTGAACAATACCCTGCGCAAAACTCCTCAATGCTTGCACCGAAAAATATGCGGCGGTGTATTTCCCGATTTGCGACATCGTGTTTTGGATGTTTTCACCCTCGCGTGTCGCGGCATCGCCCAACCGTTCAAATTGCGCGATGCCACGATTTATGTCTTGTTCCATTTGTTCGGTGTCAACCCGAATTTCATGGTCTAATACGCCGTCTTGTGAATTATTGCTCATTGTTGTATTGCTCAATTATTTTGGGGTCAATACCGGTTAAATCGATGTCTTGACACGCATCTTTTGAATCATCGTATAATGGTGCATCGTTGGTCGATGAATCCGTTTCGCCGGGGATTGGGATAACGCGGCTATACATTATCGCGTTGGTGTAACTGATTTCATGTAACGCGAAATCCGGCGTAACACCGAATGTTTTTGCAATGCCGAGAACCGTTGCCCAAATCGAATCATTTAACCCACTTCCTTTGTCGGTTTCAGCAGATTTGCTTCGCTTAGGGAAGTGGTAATGACAAAAAAAGACGGAATATCCAAATCGTTAATTCGTTTGATGATGAGGTCGTATAATTCCGTTGGGGAAAGCGTTTGTAAAATTTTATGCGCAAGGATTGATTTGCGGTCGATGGTTTCTTCGCGTTCGCATTTGATGCGCCGCATACCGAACCAATTACGTTTATACGTTACGATTTTTTTTGTTTCGTATAAATTTTTTGCACCGAGAATCATCACGGCGGCAAGTTCGCCGAGGTCATGGAAATCTTTTGCGTGATGCAACACGGAATTTACAACCGCCGCCCCGGTTACACGTTCAACGACCGGCATACGCGAGATAATCTGCGATACCATGATGAGCGTTCCAACCGTGGGAGGTGCCATTTTGTATGTTGTGCCGTCAATCACAATCGTTGCGATTTCCTTTTCAAGAATCGCATCGGCAACGCGGCTTTCAATTGTATTTTTCTTTTCCATTGTGCTGATGATTGATGTGTTGCCACGGCGGGACTCGAACCCACACAGACGGAACCAAAATCCGTAGTGCTGCCATTACACCACGCGGCAAAATGCGAGTTTATCCACCAACTCGAAAGGACGTCTTTCCGTTTGTCATCGACCGGGGTCGAATGGGGGATTTACACGTTACCTGCTTTGATGTCGGATGCGAGTTTTATGTTTTCTTTGTCTTCGGCACCAACGCGGAAATAACGATATAATTCCTCGTCCTCACATTCAAGGATTTTGTGGGTTACGTCAACATACGAACCCTCTTCCTCCGAATGTCCGGGGCGGAATTTAACGTGTGTGCGGCGTGCTTTAAGACCTTTCGCACCGATGTTTTTCGGGGTGATTTTGATGGAGAAATCGTCATCAACGATGTTGGTTTTCACAACGAGTTCGCCATCGGCGTTTTCCTTTGCGCCGGTGAACATTCCTTCGGTGTCGAAATCCATTTCTTTGACACGATAGGTGATTTCAATTCCGGGTTCGGATTCTTCTTCGGCAACGGTTACGCCGCCGGTGGCTTTCGCTTCAAGCGTATCACCATCCGAAACCGTCATTGAGGTCGATTTGTCGTTAATCGTGCCGACCGAGAACAGGGCGGTTGACATGGCATCATTTTCGCCGGTTTTGCCGACCTCGATGATGACCTTTGACCACGACATGATGATTTTCTGTCGTTTCATCGTATTGGGGTGTTAATCGTTTGTAATTCGTTGAAATTTTAATCGGGCAACAATCAAATGTTGCTCAATATCTTCATTGATTGTTGAATATGGCGTGCCGTCCGTTTCAATGAGGTATTCGGTATTGTCGAAATCACGAACGAAATCAAGTATCAATGATTCGATTTCACCGATGCGGTTTTTATCCGCAACCTTACGACCATCGTTGATGTTGATGCCGGGAACGTAAACGTGCAAAAGGATGATACCGGTTTGAATCTGCGCATCGAATCCGGAGAGCATTTTGACAATGGCATCTTCGGTTTGTGCGTTTGCCGGACGCATTTCGGAACGGTACACGCCGCCACGAATTGATGCGCCGATTGGCGATTCGGTGATGAACGTGTAAAAATCACGTTCGATTTGCATTTCGGTTTTCATTCCTTTCGTTTGCTTCGTTTCCCGAACGCCTTGTCAGCGAGGCGTTCAGCCAATAATTTTGAATCGACCAAAACACGTTTGCCGTGAACATTCTCAACATAGGCGGCATATTGCATCCCGGCGCACACAATCAACACGCATCCGTATGGGTACTTTGATTTCAATGTCGAAAGCAATTTGGTTGCTTGTTTTGCGCCATCGCTCCCATCGCCGCCGATTTTTTGTTTGGCGGTGTATTCCGTGCCATCCTTTCGCGTGCGTTTTACGGCACGTTCTCCGGGTGCAACGATGGTGGGATTTGCGATTGATTGTGTTACGACCGTGCCGTTATACAACACGACATATCCAATCGATGAGCGTAAATTTCCGGTGATGTCGTTATAATCACCGTTTTCGCGTGCGATTTTGATGCAACGTTCGCCGATGTATTGTAGGCGGTTCAAGACGTTTTCGATTGTTTCTTCAACCGTTTTATTCATCTTTGCCGCGATTTTTTTCAAATCATATCGCGGAACAATCGCTGATACATTTCGATTCGTTGCCATAATCACACATCGATTTGAATACGCCCCACGGAATCGGACGGCACCACTGACAACACGAAATGTTCACCGAGGGATTCGGTTCCTCGAACCAAACGCACGCGTTTGATGTCGGCAAACACATCGATGTCACGATGTGCGTTGCGTTCAATCAATACGCAAAACGATGCTTGACGGAAAACGCCGTCCTCATACCGTCCGCGCCGGGTGTCGGTGTTGACACGTATTGAACAACGAATCGGGTCGCACCACGATGTTTGCGGTGCAATCGGTTCGCCGTATTCATTCACGCCGCCGCCGGTTGTGATTTCATATTGCAATGTGCCGTTCGTTCTCATGGTTGCAATCAATAAAGATTTGATGCGTCATCGATAACCCTCAAATCCGGAATGACATCATCGGCATCGACACCATACACGTTGCACCAATACAAAAGCGATTTTTCAACGGCATCTTGCATGACCGATGTCGATACGCCGTTTTCGCTTCGTGATGATTCAACGTAACCGCGAACCAATCCAACCGCAACCCGGAAGATTCGTTCATCTTTCGGGGTCGCGGCGGCGGTGGCATCCACGCCGTTGTTGAACAACGCAAATTCACATGTTGCGTCATCCGGATAAAACGTGTTTGCGATTGAGTTGCAAAGTGTCCGTAATGCTTCGATGTTTGTCATTATTCGGAAATTTGAACGTTGCCGGTTTTGAGGGTATAGATACCGTTCATTTCGGTGATGACCGGGAGCGCGAGTGCTTCTGCCTTTGTGAACTCGACACCCTTTGAATTGGTTGTCGCACCGGCACCCCATTGCGATACAAGTATGCGGTCATGGAGTGAATATGCAACACCGGGTTCGGGTTTGAGTTCGGCATCGGCGTAGGCGTTCTTGACCATTCCGAGTTTGCCATCGGGGATGAACACCATGTTGTTGGGATTCCACGGCGATAACGGTTTTGCGGATGTGCCGTTTTGAATCTTTACCTGACGGCGAACCGGCTCGAAAATGGGGAATCCGTTTGTTTCCATAAACTCGTTGAGGTCACGGAGCAGAACCGGTTTCGATGCGCGGTCGTTACCCCACATCATGCGTTTCATTTGTTTTGAACGGCAGATGTACGAAATGAGAGCCGGGGCGCAAAGTATTTTCGCCAACACGGTTTTGTCCTGGGCGGCATCGAGAATCATCTGAATGTCCTCGAAGCAATCCACGGTGTCGATGTTTTCGAGCGTCCACGCCTTTGTTGCATCGGCAATGTTTTCGCCAGGTTGGTTGAAATCGATTGAACCACGCACACCACCTTCGGGGTTGGTCTTTTCATCGAATTTGAACACGCCCTCGTTCGAAAGTGCGCCGAGGAAAATGATGTCGAGTTTGGCGAGAACCGCTTTGACCACGGTGTCAACATCGCCCCACATGAGTTTGATGAGTTGTTGTTTCTTCGATTCATCCGATGTCGATTTTGAATCGAGAATTTGGAACACACGGCGATATGTCGCAGTTTTCATCGGAACGGTCAGCGCGTGTGCAAGGATGCGTTCCTTGATGGTTTCAAGACCGGCAGAACCGATGATGGGTTCGTTCGAGTTATCGCCGATGGTGGCGGCGGCAACGGTGATGTTGTATTTGCCGACAAGTTCCTCGAAATCGAGGCCTACGGTGGGGTCATCCCAATCAAGGAATCGCTCAAACCATATATTGTCGTAAAGTTGTTTGTTCAACTTCGATACGGCATCAAAACGAATCTTGATTTGTTTTGTCAGCGCACCGAAAATCGAGCTGTAAAGAAATTCAGGCATAACGATTACTGTTTAATGAAGATGATGTTGGGATTTTTTTTGAGGCATACACCCTCAATCCATTCGGGCAGAACCGGTGTCGCGGCAAGGGATGGAATCAGTACAACGGCATCATAACCTGCATCGAGGGTGTTGATTCCGGTTGCCTTAAATTCTTTGTCGGATGACACAATCATGTTGGGAACGAATCGGGGGACGGCTTTTTCATCCACAAGGTCGGCGGCGGCTTCGATGAGAATATCATCGGCTTTTACACCGGTGAGAGCCTTGTCGAACGTGATGATGTCATAACCATCGTTGGTTGCATCGACCGATTTCACGGTCACGATGACGGCACCGTTGGCAACGGCAACGGAATCGCCGGAGGTGAAATAATGACCTTTCGCAACGCGAGGGGCGGTCGTGGTTCCACCATTCACAACCACGGCAGTTTTGACAACACCGGCACTTTTGGAATCGAAATCAACGGAGAGCAGCGCACCGGTGCGAACAACGGTGCCGATTGCAATTGTGTTGGCAGGTTGGAAACCACCGGGCAACACTTTGCATTCTCCGCGCCACAATTCCGGGAATCGCCCGGAAAGTTTTTCGGATTTGAATTTAATACCCATTTTTGATGTTGTTTGTTAAAGGGTGAACATTGCGGTCAATTAGTTGCGGTCGGGGAGGGATTTCGCCCACGCTTCGGCATCGGCGATGTCTTGTTGTTCCGTGGAACCGCCCTCATGGGATTGACCTTTCGGCATGAGGTTGTTGTTCACCAAATCTTGTTTCAGCGATGTGAGCTCAGCATCGATGTCGGCATCTTCGGAGAATGTCATGCGTTTGAGCAGATAATCGGGGATGCTGAGGGATTTGGCTTTTGTGGCGATTGTGGCGGCGCGTTCAGATGCGGCTTTTTCGGCTTTCAACGATGCGTTTTCAGCGGCAATCGTTTGCATTTGCTGTTGCATCGTTTTCGCCCATTCCGGCATATCATCGCCGCCGGGTTTGTTTTTGGATTCACCCTCGCCGCCGCCCTCGCCGCCGTTGTTGTCATCGGTATCGGTCGATTGCTTGGTCGATGGTTTGCGCGATGCCTTCCTCGTAATTTCCGCTTGTATCGCCTTTGCAAACGGAACGAGCGAATCCACCGCCGCGTTAATATCTTCATCGGTCGCGTCATCCTTGAGGTTTGCCGCGCCGAGGTCGGTCAGTTCATCGAGGGCTTTTTCGGTCAGCCCCATGTCTTTGCACTTGGTTGAAAGTGTCGTGCGAAATTTCTTTTTCATTGTTCCGGATAATGATTTGTTGTATTCGTTTGGCGCAAAGATAATAATAATTTTTGATGTGATACTTAACAAATACCGAAAATGTGACGAAAATTTTTATTGGTGTATTTCATTGATTGTTTTGCGAGTATGTGATTTTGAAATTTTTTTCGCAGATTTTTTTGCCCGAAAAATTGCTTATTTGGGAAATAAGGCATAATTTTGCGGTATCAAAAATGAAATCTAACAGATACCACAATGGAATTTAATGAAAAAGAAATCAAAAAAATCTTGGTTGAAATAGTCAACCGTGTTCATCCTTTCTACCAAAAGATTAGACCATACGTTGACATTTACGATAAAAACAAATGTCGCAATCTTGAATTTGATAAAGTACGTTTGGAAGTCAATTATGATTTCTTCGGATATATTGAAAATCAAAATGGCAAATTGATTGCAAAGGGGAGCGTAATGGGTGTTGGCTATATCGGGGAATTTGATACCATCAATGATGCAATCGAGTTTCTTGTAAAACAATATTTCAAACAATAAAAAAACGGGTGCGGCGATTCACCGCCGCCGCACCCACAATCAACAACGCATAAATCATCATCAATGACATTCGCAGAAATGACTTTCAAAATGAGCCGCGCCGTTCGCGGTTACGATGCCGCCGTAGTGCGTGATGCAATCGACACAATCGGCGAGTTGCACAAAACATGGGCGGCTTGCCCGGAGGACGGATTTCGCCTCCGTTGGTACATATATCCGGCATCGACACACCTCGGTATGAACAACGTTTCGGATTGCCGTTCAACCGCCGAATATGAAATCGTATATTTCGCCGCCGATTCTGACTGCAAATTTGGCGATTGGGCATTCATCCGCATCAAATAACACGAATACTTCACCGCAAAATCATCATCGACATGGAAACCATGACATTCGACCGTACACCCCAAACCATCGCATTGAACGCGCAACTTGAAATCGTGCGCGTTGATGACCTCGAATTTAACACGCCCAAAGGTCGCGCATCCGTGCGCGGATGGGCGTTGCGCATCCCCGGACGTGGATTCATCCGATTCAAACACGACACCGATATGCTGCCGTACACACCGGGGCGTGACGCACTGCAAAAAATCATCGATGACGGCGGTTTCATCGAATACGATTCCCTCGCGTTCGTGAATCCTATGACATACGGCGAACGATTGCTCGCTCAATACACGGAAATGAAACGGAAACATCCGGATTCCGTGTTGTTGTTCCGCACCGACGATTTCTACGAAACATTCGCTGATGACGCAATCGTTGTGTCGGAAATCATCAGCAATTTGGTTTTGACACGCCGCCCGAATGGAAATGGGTATATTTACATCGCCGGATTCCCACACCACGCCCTCGATTCGTATTTGCCGAAAATTGTGCGTGCCGGGAAACGCGTTGCGATATGCGAACAATTGGAAAAACCGGAACGCTATTGCAAACGAGGCATCGCATCCATTAAATAACCGAATCATTCATCGTGCGCCGGAATCACCGCCCGGCGCACATAACAACGCAAATGATGAAAAAATATAACATTCCACGAATCAAGATGTCGTATGTGTCCGATTCGACACGTCCGACAACCAAAATCACCGGCAGTGCGGATGCCGCCGCAATGTTCCGGCAAACGTATGAACCCGGCGAAATCGAAATGCAAGAGTATTTCAAAGTGATGTATTTGAACCAAGCGCATAAGGTCATCGGCGTGCAGACCGTTGCAATGGGTGGAACAACAATGTGCGCCGTTGATGCCAAAATCATATTTGGCGGCGCATTGACGGCAAAAGCAACCGCAATCGTGTTGTGTCACAATCACCCATCCGGGAACGCACGCCCATCGATTGAAGATGACCAACTCACGCGCAAATTGCGCGATGGTGCGAAATTGCTCGACATTCAGGTTCTTGACCACATTATTTTGACATCGGAATCACATTTCAGTTTTTCCGATGACGGCAGAATATAAACCAATGCGTGTGCCGACAACCGGAATCCGGTACCGGCGCACGCATAAACAAAAATCAATATGGAATACGACAACGGAATCATCGAACGTGTCGATGCGAAAATCAAAGAACGCGGATTCAACTGCATGATGTTGATTCAACACCTTACCAAATCCGGCGTAACCGATTGGGATGAATGGCACGATGCTCACATATTGGCGGCATCCGGTCAATGCCGGTTCGCTGAACAATGCCCGATTCACGCCCGAACAATCGCGGTTCACGGCAAACGCCCCATCCAATTATGTTTATTTTGACAACAACCGCATTTCCGGGCGATTCCTCGCGTTTTGGTGCATCAATCCGATACGATGTTTATTTTGGGGCAAACAATGCGCGAGAATCGCAGGAAATCATTAAATTTGCATATTCCGAACAATGTTAAATCCGAAAATCGTACATATCGAGTTCGCCGAACCTCCCCGGCACGAATATTTTTCCTCCATCAAGGCGGCATATCAAAAGCACAACCGCGATGATATGGGTATTTCATACCGAGCGTTGGTGAACGCATTGCACGACACCGGCGTTTATGAAAACAAACGCATCATCGTGCGCATCGGCAAAATCGAATCAGCAAAACAAACATCCAAAACAATATGAATAAACGGAACTATGACACTACCGAGCACCCCATTTTATTACAAGATGAGGGCGCAACCAATCATCCATGTTCAACGTGTAAATTCTTTATCGATGCCCGATATTGCGAAAAATATCACGCGAACATAGATGATGATGAACGCATACAACGCGCATATATGGAAAACGATTGCCAATATTATGAACATTACGCTACATGATGGTGCAATCGATGATGATGTGATTGCCGACTTTTGTTATTGATTGGGGCATCAACGTTGTGTTGCGTCCCAAAATCGCTTCACTTTCAGCGTAATTTTCGGTGATATACATCGGTGTCCCTTTGGGAACTTTGATGCGCAAACATACCGGCCTACGGCCAAACACATTCAAATCATTGTTGAACGATGCCGATGTATAACCCAAATTCGGACATGGTTTGCCAATGATTTTTTTTGCGGCATCTTCGATGCTTGCTGTCAGCCACGGTTTATCTATTTTGCCGACAAACGGCACCAACCAATCGCTATCAACCATTCGGAACATTGTAACATTAGATTTGATTTTGTTATTGGCAATCACGGCATCCAAATCAGCCATTGTTTTATCATCATCCGGAGTCCATGCGTTTTTTGAATATGGGTCAATCGTTGTTTTGTTACGCAAACAACCGTTCATTTTGAATGAATTTGATGTACCAATATAACCGCCGCCGGAATGGGATTTAATTTGCCGTTTTTGTGTTCCGGTGATGTTCATGCGTTTTGCCGCAACCGTAACGTGTGCAACCGGCAAAGGAGCAAAATCAACTTTGCCGTAATCTCCGAAATTCGCTTCAACCGCTTTCATAAATTCCTCGCGTGTAATCGTGTAATTTAGGAATTTTCGATAAACATCTTCATCGCCACACATAACGGTGCCGAGCGGTGTTCTATATCCGGTGCGCAATAACGACCGGAACGCCGCTTCATCCATATTGTTCAATTCATCGATTACATTCACGCCATCGTATTCTTTCGGGGTTGCCGTGGTCGATGTTGTGGATGCTGATGCACCTGATTTTTTCAATTTCCGCGCCGCAGCTTTGGCTTGTAATGTCGCAACTTTGGCTTTCAATGTTGCCGCCGTGTTCCGCAAAACATTCAAATCAACATCGTTGTCATTCAACATCAATTTAATATCAGTTGCAACAGATTTCACCCATTGGCTTTTTGATGTCGCGGCAAACGCCAATTCCGATGCAATGCCATCGCCGATTGATTTCATCGTTATGCGTTTGTTTATTAAATCAAGACGTTTTTGATAAGCGGCTTGTGCAATGTCTTTGGTGGCATATTTTGTTTTCGCAACGACCGAAATTTCGGTTTCGAGTTTGTTTTTAAGGAATTGCAACGATGCGTCCGTTGAAAAATCCCATTTCCACCGAGCAAATGTTTTTTCAACGGCGGCGTATGTGGTTTGCAATTCCGCGATGGTGAATGATTCATGCCATTTGTGCGCGTCCGGTATCAATTTTTCAATGTCGGATTCAATTTGCCGCATCTTGTCGATTGCCGATTGCAATGATGCCGTTTCCGACACAATCGATTTGATATTGCCCGATTTGATTGCATCCGACAATGCCGTTGAATCAACTTCGCGGAATGTTCCGGCGGTGCGAATGGCATCTTTGGCATCTGATTTTAACGCACGCCCACGTTCGCGCAATGCCGTGGCTTGTTGCATGGCATCATCGTGATTGCCGGTTTTGATTGCGTGTTCAAGCGCGGACACATCCACACCCGGAACATCACGCATAATGTCGAGAACGCGTGATGCAAATTTATCTTCCGATTGTTCAATGTGAATCCGGCGTTGTTCTTGACGTTTTGTTTCGGATGTGTCCGGATTCAAAATATTATCTATTGCACCGGCGTTGTTCCGGATGAAATACGGTTCGGTGCCACGTTGTCGCGCCGCTTCGATGTTGTTGGCATTGTCCGTGACCCAAGATTTGAAATTATCCGGGTAATCCGTGATGCGTTGTGCATCGGTGATTCGTTTCAATTCTTCGCGCCAATTATCGTGCGACATGATTTCAAAATATTCATCTTCATCAATCAATATCGGAACAACAACACAAAAACATTGAGCGTGCCAACCATCGAACACAAAATCTTTGGGATAATCCCCGGCGAGTTTGTCGCAAATATCTTTTTTTGGATGATTGCGTGACATTTGCACACGTTGACCAATAACGAAATCCATTTGTTGCCATCGTTCATTATCGGCACGGCGGTATGCGATGTTTGTTTCGGTGCGTGCCACGCGCATTGCGTTTTGTGCCGCCGATTTATAATAGCCGCGCCCCGTCCATTGGTCACGATAAGAATCTTTGTCGTAATCAATGAACGTAACTTTGCCGGTTGTCGGGTCGATGACACGTTTTTTCCATTTGCGTTTCCATTCGCCGGTTTTCGGGTCTTTATACCGAAATCGGCGAAACATCAAATCGGGGTCATTGAGGTATTTTCGGACATTGCGCGACAATTGCGCCGCCGATGTGCCATCGCCAACGGCAACCGTTATAGCGATTTCCATTTCATCACGCAATTGACGTGTCGATTGCCAAACACGTTGACTGAGGTTCATCCCGGCATCGGAACGCGCAATGAACGCACGCATCGCGGAATTGTTGCGTTTGACCCACGCCCCGAACTCCGGATTTTCAAGCACTTTCTTGCCGACAACCGATTGCGCGATTTTGTCACATTCGACATTGGCGGTTTCCCATTCCAACCGGATGCCTTGTTGAATCGCGGCGGTGGCAACCGAATGTAATTGACGCAGACAACGTTCGACCTCGACACGCAATTTTTCGGTTTGCGCATCGAATGAAAACATTTCGCCATCCGGGATGACCGGCATTGCCTTGTTGAGTTCAAGAATCCGGTTGACAGTCGCGGCGAACATCGCACGCACCCTTTCGGCGTATGCTTCGGTGCGTGCAATGCGTGCGGATGTGGCGTTTTGGGGCGTTGTGTTCGATTTCTTCGCCATGCGTGATAACTTTATTGGTTGGATTATTTATCGCCGTTAGAATCGCCCGATTTGCGTTTCTTTTTATCATCTTCGGGGTCGGTGTCATCATCATCTTCGACATCATCGTTGCCATCGGTGAATGATTGAGGCCCGGCACCCATTCCGAAAATTGATTGTTGTTGTTCGGCGCGTTCCGCTTTTTCTTTGGCGATGCGTTGTTTTTCGAGCGCGACATCGCCAACCAACGGATTTCGTTCGATTGCGGTTTCGTGGGAAAGTAATTCGGAATCAACGGCGGTGGTGAGGTCGGTCAATGCGGCGGCAATATCATCGCCGAATGGCTCTTGCCAAACGTGTTCCACTTTCAATTCATCGCATTGTGTTTTCAACGACACATCGAGGACGTTTCCGATGATTGCCTTGATGACCGATGCCGTGCGGTCGAGTAATTCATCGTGCGTTTCCTTGTGTTTGGATGCCTTGATGTCGGCAAGCATCATCACCGTACGCAATGCTTTTGCCGACAATTGCGATATTTGTTTCAGCGTGTCGAGCGTGATGTTGGGCGTGAACGATTTTGAAAGGATGTGATTCTGCAACATTTCCAACTCGTTCTTTTTGGATTCCGGGGCGGTGTCCCATGTTACATAGTGCATCGCGTTTTGTATGCCATCCTTGCCGTTGGCGAACAACGATTTGTTCGGGGTGTCTTTGTCCGGCAAATTTTTGATGACATCGGCGTTATACACGGCGATAGGGTCGGCAAAATAATCGTTCGTGTCGGCGTTGCGTGATATAACGTATTCCTCGCGTTCGATGAGGGGTTGCACGCCGTGCCATTCCTTTTCTTGTTGAAAAAGGATGATGGGAATTTTGCCGATGAAATTCGTTTCCGGCACCACTTCCCAACCAAACGATTGTTTGGTGCATCGATAAATCACGGTTGGGGTGAATATATCGAAATGATACACCACCTTGTCGTTTTTCTCCCGGACGTAATAACCCCACGCGATGCTGATGAGGTTTTCGTATTGGTCGAACCGGGTGTAAATTTCATCACCTTTGGATTTGGCGAGGACACGAATTTGCACATCGGGGTTGCCGTCATCGTCCTTGAACACACGGAACAGCATTGCCGATTCGGTTTCCTTACCGGCAAGACGTTTGCATTGGCGTATCTTTGCATTGAACCGGGTGCGTTTAATTACATCCTGGAATTTCTCGAACGCGGCATCGGTGTTTTCGCTTGCCTGCGTCCATTTCACCGGTCTGCCGTAGAGGAACACCAACGCGATTTCGTTGATGTATGGTTGATAAGGTATCGGCAATTTCCACACCGGGAGGATGTCGCGTGTTTTGCCTTTTTTGTCGGTGATGATTTTGTCAGGGCGCGACATTACTTTGTGGGTGGCGATGTCATATTCGGTCATCGCCTCGCGGATTTTGGTTTCACGCGATGCCATTTGGTCTTTGACGCGTGAAATGTCACGCGATGCAAGCAATTCATCGAACTCTTGCTTGCGTCCAACAATCGAATTGATGTAGTTGGAGAATAAATTAAACAGATTCATATTGATTGAGGGGTTGTTGGTTGTCAAAATAGATTTATGGAATCATAATCGGTTTCATCATCTTCTTCGTATAGGTCGTTTATCGCGTAACCGGTGAGGTCAACAAATTCATCGTGTGCCGCCGCCGGAAACGCGCAAACTTGGTTCAAATATTCTTCGTTCCACGAACCCTCGACAATGAACACACGACCACATTCGATGCGCGGTGATGCGACACGGAAACGAACCTCTTTGTCATCGGTCGGAGTTTCCGTTTCACGCACATTCAATGTTGTGGAATCACGCAACATTTGCACCACCGACACGCCGTTCGCTTTGGGTTCGATGTGCAATATCGATTCATTGTTGCCCTCATGGGCGGCAATGTAATCGGGGAGGAACCGCAACAAATCCGGCATCTCTTTCCACACGCTCATTGCATCGTACAAATAAATGTCGTTGCGGATGCGGCACGCGGCGAGGATGCCGGATGGGTCGTTGTCGTGTCCGGACGCGTTTTTCTTTTTGTATGCCGTATCAAGGTAAAAGTGCATTGGTTCGTTGAATCGCAATGCACGGAAATCTGCCATCGAAATACGCCGGAACCAATCGCGTTTAACGATGTTGCCGCCCTCGATAACCGGTCGTTGTTGATACAATGCGCTGAAATCACGCGGCGAACGTTGTTGTTGTTTGGTCAATTTGGCAAGCGAGTGTTTCGCTTCCCATAATGCCTCGCCAATGTGACGCGGCGAATTGATTTCGCCGTCATGTTCCGTTTCGCATATCGCCGGAATCACAATCACCGTCCATTCATCCGGTTCGGCTTTCAATATGCGCCCGGCAAGGTCATCCTCGTGCCATCGGGTCATAATGAATAATTGCCGGGAATCATTGTGCAATCGGGTTGTCAATACGGTATTGTACCAATCCCACACACGTTGTCGGAATGTTGGCGATAACGCTTCTTTGGCATCTTTCACCGGGTCATCGATGATTGCGATGTCAACCGGTGTTCCGGTAAGACCACCGCCGACACCAACCGCTTTGTAAAATCCGGAATGTGACACGGTTTCAAAATAATCGGTGTTTCGGATGAACGCTTGTTGACGTTCGGCGTGTCCGTATGAACCGTTTAACCATGTGTCCGGGAATATTGATTGATATTCGCGTGAATCGATTGTGCGTTGAATCGCCAACGAGAATTTTTCGGCGAGGTCGGCGGCATACGAACAACCGGCAATCTTCACATTCGGGTCACGCCCCAACGCCCACGCCGGGAAATTGCGCGATACGATTTCGGATTTGCCGTGTTGGGGTGGAACGAATATCATTAGATTCTTGATTTTGCCCTCAAACAATTGTTGACACGCATCGGCGATGACCTTGTGAAACCACTCCAATTGATATTTCGGGTTGGTGTACACAAGGAACGATGCGAGCTGCTCCGGTGCTTCCAAACGCAACCGTTGCCGCCGCAACTGCATGAGCCGTTTCATATCTCGTTCCGATAGTGCCATTGAACATCATTGTTTTTGCAATTTTTCAAGCCGGGCGATTTCGGCGTTTACGTCATCAAGGGTCATATTTTCATCCTCACCCGGTTTCGACAACGTGATGTTGTCTTTCAATCCGAGGTCGCGTGCGATGATTGAGGCGTTGTAAATGCCGACAACCGCGCCATCGAATTTGACATCGGCGCAATATTGGTTTATCGCTTCGATGACTTCCTCATATTCTTTCCCACGGCGGCGTGTTGGCAATTTATACCACGCTTGGTGTGTCAATCCCAACCACCGGCGCACGAAATCAAGCACTTTCGGCGGTCGGGGGAATTTCATAACGCGTTTTTGGGATGTGCGCCCGGTGCTTTCGGATTGTCTGCGATAATCGGCTTCGACCTCAATCGGATGTTCCTTGAGGTCGGCGATATATTTCTCGAACTCTTCGGCAATTTGTTCGGGCGTGTATTTCGGTTGTTTGCCGCGTATATTGGCAAACGATTTGCGTACATCGGGATAAAATTCAGCCATAACACACGATTATTTGGGTTGTGGGATATACTCGAACGATACGGTGATGCGATTCGCCGATGTCGAACCTTTGACGTTGGAATTTTGCACGACACCATTTTTCGACCCTCGCCCCATTCGACCGATGCGTGTTGTTTTCCACCGGGGCGAATGGGCGCGTGCGAATATCATCGCCGGATGCGATGTTGTCGTGATGAATGTTTTACCTTCATCGGCGAATAATTGCGCCACGGCATTAACGAACGCCGTGCCGATGCCGACACCCTGAAAATCCGGCAATACCACCGAACGATGACCTTTCCATGTGTTGCGTTTAATCGGGTGGGGGAACGGCAGAACGGCGCAGAATCCGCACAAATCACCATTGCACGTTGCGATGAACACACGCGCCGCCTTGTTGAATGAATGGCTCAAATAATGATGCTTCTTAAAAACGTTCCAAAAATATTCTTTTCGGGTTGTTTCGTAGATGTCGATGCGCAGTTCGGGTCGATTTTTTTTTTGCGCTTCAACGTTGAGCAGTTGAAACGTCATGTCATCGGTGTTGAACACCCAATCCGGCATTAACCAATCTTGCACATCATAATGGCACGTTACGGCAATGAACCGCGATTGTTGGCGGCGTATGGCTTTTTGAATCGCCAATGATGACACACGCGCAACATTGCGGTCAACTACGGATGTAAATTCATCGAACACGAACATTTCGCGGTTTTCGAGGATTGCGCGTGCAATTTCGCATCGCATTTTTTCGCCGTTCGACAGCACATGAAACGATTTCATCCATGAGGGCGGCGAACTGAATCCCACGGCGGTTAATGTTTTGGTGATGTCCTTGACCGATACACCCTGCGGCATATCATCGAGAACGTTGTCGTGCGTCCATTCATAACCGGACACGATGCAATCGCCGAACAATTCGCGTGCAATGGTCGTTTTGCCGGAACCGGAACGTCCAACTATCAAACCGATGTTCCATGTCGGCGGCAATGGTATTTCGCCGATGAATCGTTCGGTCGTGGTCGATTCTTGTAAATCATATTGCCCCATTACCGATTTGACACGGAATGATTCAGTCGGGGCGGCGTGTCTTACAATGTCAAAAGTCGGCATTTATATCCTTGATTTGTTAATTGGTTGAATAATTTTTCTTGCACGGATTCATCACCGCAATCAATTTCGATTTTATATTCGAGGTCGATTTGGTCGGATAAATCCTTTGATTCCTTTTTGCCCGGAACATTCACGCCCCAATCGTTGAGGTCGTTCTCATCCCATTCGTTCGCCAACAAATCCCAATCCCATTTACCGAAATCACCGTTATCGAGGATGGTGTATGCTTGCAACCGGTCAACCGGGGTGTCACGCGGAATCACCACGCACGGCGCATCCTTGACACCCAATTCGGACAATGCGCGGTGACGCATATTGCCGCCGATGATGATGTATCGTTCACCGGCATCATCGAGGGGGTAAACCATCAAACAACGCCATCCGAGCATTTCCGGATATTCGGCAATGTCCTTTTTCAATTTTTCAAATGCCGATTTTTGGATTTGGCGCGGATTGGTCGGCAATCCGGGTAACTGCCCGGCGTTGACCTCGATTCGTGATAATGGCAATGTCACGAATTGCGATGGGTCGAGGGGCGGCAGATTTTTTTTGAAATCATCGTATTCACTCATTTGCGTTGTTCGTTTTGTTGTGATGTTTAATAGAGTGCAACATTTGAACACGCGATTTTTGGTGCGATTGCGATGTATTATGCCGGTGTTCACAATATTGCACGACTGCAAAGGTAATAAAAATAAATCGGAAAGAGTATTTGTTAAGTACCATTTCCGATTAAATTTTTTTGGGGATTCCGGTTTTTACTCGTTTTCGGGGGTGTTTTGGTTGTAAATGTAGTTTTTCACTTGCATGATGAAATCATCAATATCACGCACGATGATGTATTTATAACCCACGCGTTCGACCTTGCGTTGAAACGTTTTTTGCGTTTCGGTTTGCCGCCCGGTTTTTGTTTTGAACTCGATGCACAATCCGTGATGGGTGTTGTTGGGGTATAATAACAACATATCCGCAACACCGGCGGTCACACCCTCCGCTTTCATTATCGCGGCTTCAAGTCGGCGGCGTGCACCTCCATTCGGAACGGCAAAGAACAACGGTCGTATGTCCGGGAACTGCAACGAAAACCATTGCACGCACGCTTGTTGTATTTTCGATTCGATGTGTCGCATTTTGGGGTTTTCGTTTTAGAAAGGAACATCCCCGGAATCGTATGCGCCCGGATTCGCGTATGCTTGCGCCATATCCGACGATTGTTGTTGACCGGATGTGTTGGCGTTGTTGGGTTTGCGGTCGAGCATTTGCACGATGTCGGCGGTGATTTCGGTGATGTAACCTTTGGTGCCGTCTTGTTTATCAAACGACCGAGTGTGAACCGACCCTTGCACGAACAATTGATTGCCCTTGCGAACGTAGTTTTTTACGAAATTCGCACGTTGTCCGAACACCGTGATGTTGTGCCATTCGGTGCGCTCCGGAATGACGGTGCCATCTTGTTTTTTGATTTCGCGGTCGGTCGTTGCGAGGACGAACGATGCCATCGGATTGCCGGAACGTGTTTGAACGCTTTTCGGGTCATCACCAACGAACCCGATGAGTTGAATTTGATTCAATGATGCCATACGTTATAATTGACTTTATGATTTATATATTATATTTATTTTATTTATTATTACGTTGTGTTTGATTATCCTATGCGCGTGTGAGCGATTTCGGGCAACCATCAATAACGAAAATCCGTGAGATGGATGATGCAACCGTTAAATTCATCATTGCCGTTCTCGCGGCGATTTTTGCCGAAAAACCAATCTTTGAAATCATCGACCGAAAGACCGTCATTTTTGGCGAGGGTTTCAACCGGAACATCGATGTTGCCATCAATCGTTGCGATGACGTTATCGGAATCCGCGAAATACAGCAGTTGCACACGTTGCACGCCGATGCGCCCATCAAGTAAACCGATTTGGTTGTATTTCGACCGGCGCGGAGTTGCCGCCCATTGGCACAACGCGATGTCATAACGTTTTTCGTGGGTTTTGTCAGCGAGGACACGCCATTTGTCGTAATGTCGGCGTATGGTGTGGATTTTATCGCCGAGCATCACTTTTTCGATGAATCGGGTTGGTTCGCCACGGCGCGTGTGTGTCGTTGGGAACAACCGCGAAAACATAATTGTGATTTTCTCTTTTCTCATTGTTCGGATGGTGTTAATGATTTTGGGGATTTCTTTTGCGTTCTACGGCGTTTTATCGTTCGGGATAATCAAACAGTCCCGGTTGGGGTTGCAATGCCGTAGGCGTGCCGCAAATTGCGTGTACGCGGTCGATTTCCGCGTCAATTTCCGCTTCGATTCGTTTTGATTGTTGCAAATCCGACTTCCGGCGGTATTTGAAATAGTCGCGTTGAAACTTGCGCATCAACGCGACTTTATCGAAAAACGTGCGTGCGTCCATCAATCGGCGGCAGTGTTCGTGGTGGTGTCGAGTTTGACATCGAACACGTCCATGATTTTTGTTTCCGCGATTTCGGCGATTTCATAATCAGACACGGTGTCTTTCATACATTCACGCACATTGGCGAACGCGGATGCGAAATCGGATGCTTGAACCAGGATGACGGATGCCGAACGCTTTTCGGCGGCGGTTTTCTCATTGATGGTGATGAACATCAGTTTGCAACGGTACCATTTATCACCGGTATCATCGCGGTACAATTCCGCGATTTTGGTTTTCTTGACCGCTGACACGCTGAAATCGCCGGAAATGAACGGTCGCATTTCCTCCACGATGCGTGCTTCGGCTTCGGTGAACGACAGCGCATCCACAAGGTAGGGTTCGGTTGTGCGCTTGATGGTGCCATTGTCGCGCATTTTGTCGTAACGGATTCGGGTTTCGATGTAATTTGCCATTGTTTTGTATTTTGTTAAAGGGTTGTTGATGGTGTGAATGGGTTTTCAAGTTCGATTTTCAACATGATGCAGTAGTTCGCCATGTCGAGCAACGTGTCGGCGATTGATTCATCATTGACGCGTTGCGTGCCGGGGTTCTTGATGAGGTTCTTTAACCGGTTGAACTTATCGCCGATGCGGACAATGCCGGCAACCGCGCCAAATTCCGCGATGGATTCCCCGAACGAGTTCCCATAATCGGCGTTTTTCCGTTCATACGTTGCCGCCATCGATTCGGTGATTGTCCGGAATTGGCGCACGTTGTTCGGCGTTTTGAACGCGACATCATCCGGATGGTATGTCGTGCCGAACAATGTCAGGTTTGATTCGGTTTGCACATCATCATCGGTGGTCGGTTCATCATCGGTCATCAATTCGAGGACATCATCACCGGAACGCGGTTTGCGGTATCTGCGTGACCGGGGGCGGTTGTCATCAATGATTATCCGGCGCAGTTCGATTGCGTCATCGAGGGTCGGCGTGGTTCCGGCGCGAATCATCGCATCAATGAGCGATTTCGGGATAGTGGTAACACGATGCTTCCGGGTGTATTCGCCTGTTGCGATGGATTCCCACGATTTGCCGAGTTCGTGAACGTCACGCCATATTTCGGTGATACATTCGTGCATCGCTACCGCCGATTGGTGGCGCGTGCGGTGTAATCGTTCGTGTTTCATAATTTGGGGGGATTTGAGGTTGTGTTATGGGATTTATTTTATTCATTTTCGGGGGTGTCAGTCAGCTCGACAAGACCGATTTGTGTTGCGAATGTGTCGATGTATTTGTTCATCAAATCACGGAACCGGGGCGTTGCCGGTTTATCGCCGATATATTCCGGAATCAACCGGTGCATGACCATGTATGACGGCGGCAAAATGTTTCCGACATTGCGATTCAAACGGCGTGCAACATCGCGGCGTTGTTTTTCGATGTATTTCAACAATGCCGCCGATGTGACGTGACATTGATATGTGGCGATGAGCAAATCGCGGCTGTCATCGTTCAAATCGGAATATGCCGAACGGATGTCGCATTGTATGTTGACAAGCATTTGCGATGTGATGTCGTGAACGCCATCCTCGAACACATATCCGTTTTCAATTTCACGTTCGCGGTTGTCCGCGTCAATGTGTCGTTGGCGCAACCGTTCATATTCGGTGCGTGCGTTCCGGATTTCACGCGACAACCGGCGTGTTGCCGGGTTCCCGATGTGTTGGGCGCATATCATCACCGTGTCGGCGTAATCCCAAACCAATTCAGCGATGACAAACGGAACGTATGAGAACCGGAACAATTCTTCACGCGACAATATCCGGGCGATTTCATCCGTGATGCGGTTTTCGGTGCGGCGTTCGCGTTCGGCACGTTCGCGTTTGATGCGTGCAATCATTTCAACGCCGGTTTCGTTCGATGGGATGCGCACGGCATTTGCGGCGGCAATGTTCGCCGACATAACGGCGTATGGTGCCGTGCGAACGATTGCCGATGCCGCGTTTTGTATGTCATCAAACATCAACGCACACAATTCATCGCGTTGCCGTTTGGTGAGGTTGTCAAATGGATTGTTGTTCATTGTTGTTTGGTGTTATGGGTTCGTATTGGTCGCACGCTTTATCGCCGGGATATGCGGCAAAATATCGTTGTTGTTTTATGACGTGTTTCGGATATACGTTGTGCCGTCCGTTGAATTTGGGGCGGTTCAAACACACATCACGCCATGCGCCGTTGTATTGAATTTGACCTTTGCCGAAATGTTTGCAATCACGGCACCGGGGCGTGTTGTCCGGGGCGATGGGGCGGCGTTTTTCCGATACGATGACCATGCCGCCACGCACGAAAGCTTTGCAATTTGGCGCGATTGCGTATGCCCCGGTTGTTAATGGGGTCAATGATTTCAATTCATCGTTGGTCATACAAATAGCGATTTTTGGATTCCGGTAAACATTACTTCATTCGCACGTTCGACAAATTCGCGTTTGATTTCAAATCCGTATGCACGGCGGTTGAGCATCATCGCGGCGCGGAGTGTCGAACCGCTCCCGGCGCATCGGTTTTCACGGTCGGATTTCGACCATTCCTCGATTTCGTTGAGGATTTTATTTGCTTCGGTGTTCATTTTGAATGGGGTGTTATTATCGGCGTGATTCGCCGGTGAGTTTAATGATGTTATATGTTTTGAATCGGTCAACCAATCGCCCGAAATCATCTTTGTATTTCGCTTTCAATTCATCGATGGTGAGGTTGGTTGTCAAATGCGCGAATTTGCGTTGTTCCGGGGCGGTCATCGTCCATATTTCGTTGCGTGCGTGCAAAAAATCCGATGTCACGGTCGTTGTGTCGATGCCGTAAAATGGGCGGTTGTCAACGCCAAGGTCATTCAAACACACGTTCATCGGCTTGCCGTTGAATCCGTTTGATGCTTCCTCGTTGTATGTGTACCGGTCAATATTGTTGTGTATGGTGAAATAATTGACCATTTGCGTAACCGACACGTTGTGAAAATGATTCGGGTTGTTGGTGTAGCGTAGATATTCGGAAAATATCTGCATCATCAGGGTTTTGCCGGTGCCAACGCCGCCCATCAACAAAATATGTTTGTCGAGTTTATGACCTTTGCCGGGGAACACATCGCACGCGAGTTCGCAATGATTGAAATAATACAAAAGGAATTTCAACACATCGCGGTTGTGTTCATCGACAATGAATTTGCGCCCCTGCCCGGCAAGGCATATCCGGTTGGCGATTTCGATAATCAACCGCCAGTGCGCTTGATACGTTTCCGGTTTGGATAAGTCAACAAATTGGGCGGCGTGCCGTTTGGCATCGCGCAACACCATTGCATAAACCTTGTTTACGAAAGTCCACGGATTCGGTTTTTTCGATTCATCGTTTTGTTCGGGCGAGGTTGGTTCCGGGGCGGTTGGAATCGCTTTTGAAACGATGTCGGTTATTGATTGCGGTTGATTCATTTGCGTTGTTTAATATTTGGCGGCACCAAAATCATCATCGGAATCATAATTGCGTGGTGTCGGCGTTGTTGGGGTATTTGGCGCGGCGTGGGTGGGCGGCACGTTGATTTCGGGCAATTCCTCCGTCCAACATTGTTTATTCAACCATGTGGTGAGGTTCTTGAAATTCGGCACGAATTGTCCGGCGGTTTGAGCGCGTTCGCGCCATTCCATCAATCGTTGCAATGCCGGGGTGAGCAACGGCACGATGTCGCGGTACGTTTTCGGATTTTTCTTTTTGAAATTATCCCATTCGGTTTTGAATCCGCGTTTTGTGCCGGGATATGATTGCCGGAATTGCTCGAATTGCGTTTCAATGTCGGTCATGGTTGGCGCGGTCGGTTCCGGGGATGCCGGGGCGGTTGATTCGGATTCCGAAAAACCAATTGGTTTCGTTTGGTTTTGTTTGCTTTCATTTGCTTTTTGTTTTTTCGGTGGTCTGCCGCCTTTCCGTCCGGCTTCACGGCGTGCCGCACATACACGGTCGTATCGTTCGGAATCACGTTGAACCGTTGTTCGCATCGGGGATGTAATTGCACGAATCACCGGGTCGGTCGGTTCGATTCCATCAAACGCAAATTGCATCAACGCATCGTATGCGCACGACTGTTGCTCCGGGGCGAGTTCCCGGATTGATTCCCACCATTGGCGGTAAAATATGAAATTGTCTTTTGCCATGTTGATGCGTTTATTATGTGCCGCGCCGGGCGATGTGGCACCGTTCCGGCGCGGCACGCTTATCGCTTATTCCGCCGGAATGATGAAATCACGATATATTTCGATGAATTGCGTTCCGGCGTATTGCGCCAACGCTTGGGTTTTGAAGGCGAGGCGCGCCGCGTAATTCGAGTCCGCGTCCGATGATGCGCTGTACGCGTCCGCATACGCGAGACCGCCATTGGCGTTGGCGTTGTAGCTCGACCGACCAACCACACGGCATAGTTTGGCGCGGTCATCGGCATCCATCCGGTCGATTTCCTCGTTGGTGTATAATACGAACCACGGTGCCCAACGGCGTTCATCTTCGACAAATGTCGGTACCCATCCCTCATTGAGGGCGGCAACGATGACGCGCAATTTCATGTATGCGAGGATGTCCGGTGCATCATATTCATCGACATCGTTCATGCAGTTGTATGCAACGACATAGGGATGATTTTCACCGAGGGCATTGCAAGCGTCCTCGAACGTTTTGATGCGTTCAGTTACCGGGCGGTCATCCACGGTAACGGCATCGCCGAATAGGTCGGCAAGCATGGATTTGATTTCGGGGGTGGTGGCGTTGGCGTATGCGGCTCGGACACGTTCAAGTGTCGGCATTGAAATGTTGTTTGAATTGTTCATTTTTTCGGGGTTTTAATATGGTTGTTTGTCAAAATCGATTATCATTTTTTGTGCCGTTATGGTCGGAATCCCGGTCACGTTGGCGATGCGTTGTTTGAATGATTTGCGGTCGGCGTTACGGTCGGAAAGGTGCAACAATATCACATCGACTACATCGGTGAGGTCAAGTTGTCGCATCATCCGTTCAACCGTTTTGATTTCCATGTGCGACAACCGCAAGCGTTCACGTTCATTCCCGGCAACCACTCCGGCGGCGATATTTTGTTCGAGGATGTCATCATCATAGTTCGCTTCAATCATTATGTGGTGTAATCCACGGATTGCGCACGGCAATGCGATTGTGTCGGTGGCGAACAATGTTCGACCCATTTCCGGATGCTCGATGATGTAACCGAAACATTCGCACGCGGTGCCATCGTTGTTTGAATGTGTCATCGGCAACGTGCGCACACGGAAATCGCCGAGGATGTAACCGCGATTGGGTTGAATGGATTTGGCGAACGTCATCGGTTGATTCCGGGTGATGACTTCATCGGGGGCAAATATCCGGATTCCGGCGCGGTCATATTCGCGGACAAATCCGGCGTGGTCTCCGTGATGATGACTGACCAGGGCGGCGGTCACACCGGACAATCGCCATTTCAGCGATTTTTTGATTTCGACAAGCGGCACGCCGCACTCGATAATCAATGATGCACCGGTTGATGATTGCAGGATGTAACCGTTGCCCTTTGATGAACTTCCGAGGATGTGTAATTTCATCGTGTCAGTCGTTTGGGGTTAATATGGGTCTGCCTCCGGTTCCGGAGCGGCGGTTGCCGGTGCCGTGGATGCGGTTTTCACCTCGCCGGTTTCGGTGTCGATTTCCTCAAATTCAACGGCATCATCGTTGAGGTCAATCGCGGCGGTTGTTTCGGCGATTTGCACCGTTTCCTCGCGTGCGGCAAGTGCTTTCGTTTCGGCGTTGATGTCGTTCGCAACCACGTTCGACATTTTAATCGACATAGGCCCGTATTTCGATATGAGTTTGCGAAGCACGGTTTTGAGTGCCATGTCATTGAAATTGCCAAGCCATCCGACCTGTGTCGATGCGGTGCCGCTGTTGGCTTTGGCGATGAGGTCGGCAACCGTCACTTTGGGATTGTATTTGATGCCGGGCGAATAACGTTTCGCGTATGATGCCATTTCCGGAACACTCATGTAAATCATTTTCGTGTAACCGTTGAGCAGTTGGAAATACGCGAAATAACCGGCGATTTTTTCGGAGGTCGCAACGCCGGTGATGTCAGCTTCGCCGGTGAGTTTGTTGTGCGATTTCAATTCACCCTCATACACGACATCTGCGTTGAGGATTTTGTATTGCCCGGAACGCATCGCAAGTTGGATATAACCTTTGTAACCGGGGATGAACGTAGGGGTCGGCACCTTGCGTTCAACGATTTTGCCGTTGGCATCGCGTTCCTTGATGGTGTTGTTATACACCACGATGTATGCGAATCCGAGTGCTTTTGCGAGGGGCAAATCGAGGACGGCGGCGCGTAGGGCTTCCGTGATGATTGCGTTCGGGTTGCACGTCTGCAATGCCTTATCGCCGTTGTAAAGGTCGATGATAGATGCAATGAACAAATCTTTGTTGTCGCGCAATGCGTTTTTGAATTGTTGTTGAACGCTGTCGGCGTTCAGGGTCGCTTTCAACAATTCGACACCGGTTGCTTTTGCCGGGGCGGTGTTGGGTGTTGTTACTTGATTCATTTGCGTTGAATTAAGCGGTTAATATTGGGGTTGATTTATGGGGGCGTGCGGTGATGTGTTCATCATCCGACACGATGAGGTTCACGATTTGCGATTCGACCGGGGGAATCTCCGAAACGGATTCGCGGTTGTCAATCACGATGGGTGCGCAAATACCCTCAAATTTGCATATCGCGTTGATGATGTCGATTCCGGCGGCGATGCGCCCGGCGGTGTTCAACGATGAATACGGCACGCCGTTGATTGTAGCCTCGCATGTTTCGCGCTCCTCGCCGTTGATGCGGTATTTAATCCACCGGAACCGCACAACGTTGAACAATCCGTTGATGCGTGCATCGATGGTTTCATTTTTGGCTTTTGAAAATTCGCCGATGATGTATTCGAGCTGTTCCAATTCGGTCAATTCATCGTTCAACGTGCGGTATTGCGATTCAAGTTCCGCAAGTCGTTTGTTGTCATTGTTCAAGGTCGAACGGTGTGCCAAACGCGATTTGAGTTGGTCGAGTTGGATGTTCAGCACGGCACGATGCGATTTCAAATCGGCGGTGTCGGTGCCGGATTCCGGTTGTGCATCCGATTCGTATGCGGCGATGAGTTCATTGAGTTCGGCGGTCATCGCTATGATGTGTTTGTCGGCGGCGATTATCGGGTCAACATCCGGTTCGGTGATGTCGGCAACCTTTGCACGTTCATCATTGAGTTCGGCAATGCGTGTGTTATGCGTTGCAATGTGTTGTTGCAATGTTGTGATGTTCGCTTCAATATCGGCGATTTTCCCCAATATCGGTTTGCCGGATTCCATATTTGCGTTGATGTCGGCGGCGATACGTTCGAGGCGTTTCGCTTTGTCGGCGTTGAATCGGTCAATCATTTCGGCTTGTTTGGATTCGATGTCGGCAACATCAAACGACCGGTAGCAAGTCGGGCACACGAAATCATTTTCATTGAACACGATTGTTTCAGCTTCGATTTCGGTGCGGCGTGCGTTCAACGATTTGTATTCGGTCAACAATCGTGTGCGGCGGTCACGAAGGGTTTTTATGTCGGCGCGGTCGGATTCAATAGCCCGTTCCAAACTTTGGATTTTACGGCGTTCAATGTCGATGTCGGAATCGATGCGTTGCAACGATTGTCGTGATGCGTTGTAATCGGCGCGTGCGGTGTCGGCAACCTCGCGGCGGCGTGCGGCAATGTCGATGCGCAGACGTTCGATGACGTTCCATTTTTCGCGGCGTTCAGCGGCATATTTTTGCCCGGCGGCGGTGATGTCGGTCAATTGGGTGTCGATGGAATCTCGTTCGGCGGTCACGTCCTTGATTTCCTTTTCGATTGCATCCCAATCATCGGTGTGAGCGGCGATGTCGCGTTTTTTCTCTTCGATGTTGCCGGGCAATGTTTTCAGTTCGGCGTTGACAATCGTCTTTTTCGATGATATTTCGCGTTTGAGTTCATCGATGGATTTTTTGCCGTTCCTCAAACGTTCGATGAGTTCCACAAAATCCGCGTTCCCGGCGGCGATGTCATCATCGATGATTTCGCCAGCCATCCGCATGAGGTCGGATTTTTGTTTGTCGGCGGTCTGCGACACGAAAAATGTCGGCGATGTGATTTTTTTGAACGTATCTTCATCGCATATTTCGGCGATTTTGGCGTTGAACTCTTTTTCGTTGCAAGGAACATCGTTGAACACGCGTTCGACCGTGTTTCCGGTGAATGTGGGTTCGCCGTTGCGCTTAGGCCATTTTTCCACCAACCGGCGGCACAACGATATGTCCTCGCCGTCAACGTTGATGATTGCCGACACCTCATGCGGCAGTTTGTAGATGATTTTGCCATCGGCATCAAGCGTTTTGAGGTCAAATTCGGTTCGGAATTGCGAATCTTTGCCGAACAACAACCATGTGAACGCATCGGCAATGGTGGTTTTCCCGGAACCATTGCAACCGAGGATGTCGGTTTCGTGTGCATCAAAATCAATGTTCAAGTCGCGAACGCCCTTGAAATTGAGAATGTGCATCGATTTGATGATGATTCTTTTCATTTGTGTTGAAATTTATATTGTTACTTTTTCATTCGTTTGGTTGCGCAATGGGTGACGGCTTTTGCGGTGATTTCATCGTCTGCCGGGATGCGGTGTTTTGTCTGCCATTCCTCGATTTCGGATTTTTTGAAATACACCCGGTTTCCACGTTTGTAATGGGGAATGATGCGGTCGGACACCATGTGCCGGATGCGGTCGGCAGTCACGCGAAACATCATTGCGAGGTCATCGACTTCGAGGATGTTCAGCGTTGCGATGCGTTTCAATGCGAGGGATTGCGCATAATATTCTTCCATGCTCATTGCGATACCTCCTTTCGTGATGCGGCGCGGAACGCCCGATATTCGGTGATTGACGCACGCCAAAAATTCACATACCCATTGATGACCCACGCGATGAAACACGCAACAATGAACCATTGCCCGGCAATCATTGCGCGGATGCCGTAAAACAATCCGAGGGCAATGACAATCACGGAAAACACGCATTGTCCGGTGTAGAAAATTGATTTAATGGTTTTCATTGTCGTTCGTGTTTTTGAGGTTGGGGAACAATGTTTCGATTTCCACGCCGAAATGTTCGGCGATGATGCGTTGTTTGACCAATTCCGGAACTTGCGTGCCGTTGCGCCATGCGCGGACGGTGTTCGGTGATGAATCGGTGATGCGTGCCACTTCCGCCACAAATTGTTGCAACGGCGTTGGGCGGTCGTTGAACTCCGCATATAAATCGCGGAATGAAATTTTGCGTGCTGTCGTTGTCATATTTTGAGGATGATAATTATTTCAAAATCCATTTTTTGCGCACGGTGCAACATTCGATTTCGGAAACACGTTCGGCATTTCCGGTCAAAATGAGGGGTGCGACACATTCGTTGTCAACATATATCCCGGATTTGCCGCCCCACGCATTTGCGCCGGTAAACACAACTTGATTCGACAATTGTTCGGCGGTTTCAACGGTGATGGTCATTGATGAGCCGTTCCACGAATCATGTGTGTGCATTTTGCGTCCGGTTGTTGCGGCGATGATGGATTCGATATTGTATGTTGTGTTCATTTTCGTTCGGTGTTGTGGGCGCGGTGGCGGTGATTCACCGCGCCCGGTTGATGTTCGTGTTTGTTATGCGGTTAAAGAAAATCGTTTGTTGCGCATCTCATTCAATTCTGCAACCATCTTATTTGCATCATTTTCGTTAATTTCAAGTGACGCAAGGCTCATATCGTAAGTATCAATTATTTGATAATATTTCACACCTTTGCGAGTCGTTGTCTTGATGACAAATTCGTTGGGTTGATGATGTTTGATGCTCAT